ATCAAAGCTCTTGATGCAAATGCTCAAGTAGTAGTCAATGGTGAACCTAGCAATCAAGCTGAGTACGAAGCCAATGTAAAATATATCTCTGGTGCAGATGAGAATGGCAGTGCTATTTACAAAGACACACAGGATTTTACATGGAGTCAAGTATCAGCAAAGAAAGCTGAGTTACAAACTGCCTATGACAATAACAAGTATCAAAGAGATAGAGCAGATGCTTATCCGTCAATTCAAGACCAGTTAGATATGCAATACTGGGATAGTGTTAATAGCACTTCTACTTGGAAAGACGCAGTAGCAAAAGTTAAATCAGATAATCCAAAGGGGTAAACAAATGGCACAACTAAGTACAAAAGTAAAAGAGTATTTAAAAGCTAACAGTGTAAATACTGTAGACTTTCAAGCTGATGTTCTTTTACAGGATGATGGTCAAGGTGCATACATTAAAGAGTGGAATATCTCTGGTGTAGCTAAACCTACTGATGACCAGTTAGCGACATATGAAACTGTTGCTAATACTGCTGAGTCAAATGCTACTGTAGACGCAACTCGTAAAGCTGCGTATGGTGATATAGGCGAACAACTTGATGAAATTTATCATAATATGGACGCTTGGAAAACCAGAATACAAGGCATTAAATCAGATAATCCTAAGAGCTAAAAATGAAAATAGATCTCAAGACTGTATTACCGTACATAGTACTGGCAGCTACCATAGCTATGTCTTGGGGAATGTTTTCTGAAAGACTTAATGCGGTTGAAAAGAAAGTAGATTCCGTAACACAAATGCAACAAGACATTGCCATTATCAAAGAGAAGATAGTGTGGATGGAAAATTGGTTAGTAACAACACCTAATAAGTAGGGAAGGGGGCACGGCTAAATGCCATTCGTAAAATTAACAGCGCCTCCAGGGGTTATCACAGACATCACAGATTACCAAGCGCAAATGCGTTATACTAACGCGGACAAGGTGCGCTTCTTTCAAGGGTATGCAGAGAAGATAGGTGGCTGGACTAAGAGGTTTAGCTCCGCACAAATCAGTGGCGCATGCCGAAACATTCTACCTCATCGCGATCTCAACGGAACCAAGATGATTCTCATGGGAACATCAACCCATGTTTACATTGAGTACTCTGGTGTAGTATATGATGTCACGCCGTATAGAACAGATTCAGCAACACTAACTAATCCCTATACAACGGGAGCAGCAGGCACTAATGAAGTAACAGTCACTCACGTTTCCCATGGTTTAGCAAACACTGACCCAGGTTCTCGTGTGGTTATTGACACGGCAGTTACCTTAGATGGTATTACAATTGCAGCGGGAGAATACGTAGCAACTTATTTAAGTGCTAACACTTACAAAATTACAGGCACAGGAGCAGCAGCATCTGGAGGAGTAACAGGCGGAGGTTCAGTTACATTACGTTACTTAGTAAACAACGGTCCTTCTGATGGTCTAACAGGTTATGGTTATGGTGTAGGTTTATGGGGACAATCCTCTTGGGGTACAGCAAGAAGTACATCAGGTATTGTTTTGTCACCAAGAGTTTGGTCAATGGATGCATGGGGTGAGGACATTGTTGCATCTGTAGGTGGCGGCGAAGATACTATTTATTATTTTGATATCAGCGCTTTTATTGCATCTCCTACTACTTTTCGTGGGACAACACTAGCTTACTATGTCACAAATACTTTAAGCGGTGATGCTTCACAGATTCCATCAAAGGTCGGGCAAGTTATGGTATCTACTCCTGATAGACACCTAATTGCATTTGGTTGTAATCCTGTGGGTTCATCAGACTATGATCGAATGACAGTGCGCTTTTGTAATCAAGAAGATTTTCAAACATGGACACCTCAGTTAGTCAATACAGCAGGTGAACAAAGACTAGGTACAGGTACAAACATTGAGGCTGTTGAAAAAGGGCGTGGTCAAATATTCTTATGGACAGATGTAGATGTGTATTCTATGCAGTTTATTGGTCCACCATTTACATTCTCATTCTCAGTGTTAGGAGAAATCTCTGGTACTATATCTAAGAACGCGGCAACCACAATAGAAGGTGCTTCATTCTGGATGGGTGTGGATAACTTCTACATGTATGATGGTGCTGTGCGTACTTTAGAATGTCCCGTATTGACACACATCTTTAATAACTTTAACCAAGTTCAGCGTGAGAAAGTTTTCTGCGGACAAAACATTAAGTTTAACGAGCTATGGTGGTTCTATCCATCGCAAGGTTCTTTAGATGTAGATAAGTATGTCATCTATAATTACATTGACAAGACTTGGTCTATTGGAGATTTAGGCAGAACAGCTTGGGCAGATTCTAATATCTATTCCAATCCTTTAGCGATTGATTCTTCTGGTATTCAATATAACCAAGAAGATGGGGTAGATGCAGCAGGCAGTGCGATCACTGCTTTTGTGGAAACAGGTTTCTTTAATGGTGATCAGAATGGCGACAATGTTTATTTCTTAGATAGGGTGATTCCTGACATTACATTTAAAAATGGTACAGCCATGAAGTTTACATTAAATAGTAAAATATACCCGCAAGATGCCTTGATAACTAAAGGACCATTTACTATTAACGCAACTGACCCTGAGTTAGATTTTCGCGCTAGAGGTAGATCCTTCCAAGCCAGGTATGAATCTGATACAACAGGAGTGTCATGGAGATTAGGCACGTGGCGTGCGGACGGTAGACAGGATGGATTAAGGTAATGGCATTATACAGCAGACCCGCATACCCAGAACCTTCATACAAAGAAAGAACAGAAGGAAAGATTGATGTCAGAACATATGACGCATTAATACAGGTTTTAAAACTAAGGGATTACTCAGAAGAGAATCCGCCAGTAAAGATAGCAGACCAAACAGAGATTAGAGCAATGGCTTGGTTTTTAGGAGATCATAATTAATGTCAACATTATACAAGTCAGTAGGTTTTACTTTAACCGCAACAACTTTAACTACAATATACACATGCCCAACCGAAACAGAAACTATTGTTAAAACGATACAAACTACCAATCACACCACATCAGGCAATATAGGACTAAATGTTTTTGTTAACAAGAGTGGTACCGATTATGATATAGCTCACCATGTATTAGACAGTAAAGATTCTTTAAATGTTATTGATGGCACGCTTGTCCTTGAGCAAGGTGACATTTTAAAACTACAAGCAGATACAGCTAACAAGCTCAGTGGTTTGGTTTCATTCTTGGAGGTCAGAAGTGATACAAAAAATCCGATATAATTTTCACCGTGCCCCCTTGTATTTAGGGCATAAAAAGGGTATAATATTATGATGCAAGGATACGCAGGTCCAGTACAACAAGGAGATATGGTCGTACGAGCGAACGAAGTTTCGCCAGGTATTACTGCACTCTTATCAAAACAGAACAGGAAGGGGGCACAGGGAATTTATGAACTTCCTGGAGCACAACAGCCAGTCCCTAATTATTACAACATGGCACTAGACAATGTTCAAAACGAGATTCGATCAGCGGCGCGTACGGTTAATGCGATGGCGCCAGAGGGTGAACGACTAGCTTACGTTAACCCACAAGAAGAAGGTATATTAAAATTATTAGGTGGCGCAGGCGAACCACAACCTGTCACAGGTATACCATCATACTATGTTTCGCAATACAGAGGAGGTAAGCCCGATAAACCTATATCTAAATCACCCAGGATTTCACAAGGTTTAAGGGATGCTATGAATAAGCGATCAAAAGATACACCACCACCACCACCACCAAGTTCTTCAAAAGACACAGGTAATAAACCATATATTCCTATGGTTGCTGGAGGTATTGGAAAAGATGAATTTAAAGATGACAAAAATATAGATAACAATTATGCACAACAAGCATTGATAAATGCATATGTTGCAGGAGCAGCTAAACAAGCTCAAGGTGCGGCAGGGGGTAATATAGGACAAGATGCACTACGCGGACTGTCTGCTTTAAAAGGACAAGCAAATAAAACTTTCTTTAGCAGTGACTATAATAAAATGTTAAATAGAGCAATGAAGTATGGAGATCCTTTAACTACAGGAAACTATTATTTAGGAAGTGCTGATAATGATCTTAGAAAAGAAGGTATTTTTGGTGACTATGATACAGAAGAAGGTAAGAGATTAAAGTTTGGTTTAGGTGGGGGAGCTTCTAAGATTGGTGACTTCTTTTCTAATTTTGGCTTAATGGGTTTACTAAATAAATTATTCCCAGGGGATGAGATGACTTTCGATGAAAAATTAAAAGCTTACGATGCAATGAAAGCTCAAGAAGAAAAACAACGTATGAGCAAAGATGCTGGAACTGCTGACTCAACTGGAGAAGATGATACAGATACAGATGATGAAGATGAATCAGAAGAAGAGTATCCATTCTTTGGTTATAGAAGAAAGGTACAAGTACCTTTATCTCTTGAAGATATTATGAGTAGATATTATAGTTCTGATCCTGATAGAAAAAATATTTTAGAAGACCTTGATGCTGCTGTAAAAAGAAGGGATGATTCATAATGTTAGATTTTTTATTTGGAACTAAAGAAGCACAACAAACTTCAACAACCTCAGTAGAACTTCCAGAGTATATGGAGAAAGCTGCTAAATCCTTAACGGGAGTAGCAGGTGATGTAGCCAAAGAAGGTTTTATACCTTACACAGGTCCAAGACTTGCGGCTATGTCGCAAGCAGAAAAAGACGCAATAGCCAGAGCCCAATCACAGACAGGTATCGCGGGTACACAGGTGGGGCAAGCTTATACTGCTGCAACAGCAGCGGGGGCACCGATTGGTCAAGCCGATCTCCAAAGATACATGAACCCATACATGACTAATGTTGCGGATATCGCAGCAAGAGAAGCGCGAAAACAATCTGCCATTGAGCAGCAAGGTATCGCAGCTCAGTCTGCGCAAGCAGGTGCATTCGGTGGGTCGCGACAAGCTGTACTAGAAGCTGAGCGTCAAAAAAATTTACAACAAGGGATTGGTGATATCTATGCGCAAGCCCAACAACAAGCTTTTCAAACTGCACTAGGTGCGGCACAACAAGAAAGACAACAACAATTACAATCTGCTTTAGGTATGGCAAGTACTGGTCAGGCAGGTCAAGCAGCAAGACAATCAGATTTCCAACAGTCTATGGGCATTGGCGGGCTACAAAGACAGATGGAACAACAGGCTTTAGACTTGGGTTACTCTACATTTGTACAGGAAAGAGATTACCCAAAACAACAATTAGGATTCTACTCTGATATTTTAAGAGGAGTTCCGACAGGTGAAACAAGAACATACACTGGGACACCAGTTCAACAGCCTAGTTTCTTTTCACAGGCGATGGGTTTAGGTGTGCAAGGATTAGGAGTGGCGGCTAATTTAGGTTGGCAGCCGTTAGGATAATGGCAGATTCATATTCAGATTTTTTAAACTTAGCTGAGACTTTGGGCATACCACTAAATACAAATGATGTAAGTACTATTGCCCCGCAACTTCAAGAGCCTCAATCCAACTTAGATACAGCTTTAAGTGGTATTGTTAGTAATATTAAACAAGGAGAGTTTAATAAAAATCAAGGTCAAGCTATGTCAGACGCGTTAGGAATTATGGATTTGATGGAACAAGAAGGTAATTACAATGTTAAAGATTTAGCCGAAGACATGGAGAAAGCAGGTATAATAACTTTAGACCCTGACACTAATATATTTTCAGAAGGAAACGCAAGACGAGACGCCGCAGATTATTTAGCTAGAGAAAAATCTTTTTCTAAGATACCTGCAGACGATAGATTGCCTTATGATTTTGATATTAAATTAAAAGATAAGCCACCCATCCCAAGTAAAGATAAAAAGGGAGATGATAAAAAAGAAGAAAAAGTTAAAGAAGATGATAGACCTAAAGGGTTAAAAGATTATTTAAAAGATATTATGTCTGATGGTGATTCTCTGATTGCTTTAGGTAGTGCTATAGCCAGGGGCGAAGGTTTAGTTGGCGGTCTTCAAGACTTTAATGAAGCCAGAAAAGCAACTAAAGCATTGCAAAGAGAACTTGCAACGCAAGACTTCGAAAGAAAACGTCAAACAAAATTAGATGAATACACTATCGCAGCTGCTCAAATGGATATTGCTTACAAGCAAAGTCAATTAACTACAGATGAAATTAAAAACGCGCAAAGTGCTGCACTGTTTGAAGCAACAGCAGAAGGTATAGACCCTACAGACCCTAATTTAACTGAGGAACAGCTATCAAAATATTACGCGATTCTTAATAAGAAAATGGATATGATTATCAATAAAGAGAAACCGATGACTACTGGGGCTTTTGGTGAACAAATAGCCATGCAAGCTATACAAGATGCTGTGGGTGGTGAAGGCACAGGGGCTGTTGGTCAGGGTAATAAACAAATTACCGAATCATATAAAGATTATTAAAGTAAAGAGCTTGGCTCTTGAATACACGAAAGTGTAACAAAAAACATGGCAGAAGAAGTAACATATAAACCTATAAGTGATTCCAACATAGCTAATATACTAGCTAAAAGTTCTGCCATAGCTTCACAAGGAATCGCCGCTCCTCCTAAACCTACAAGTGAACAGCTAAAACAAATGGCTGATTCATCTCCCGAAAATTTAAAATATATATTATTATCTGATGACCCGAATGGTCCTCGCATGGCAGTTCCTAAAGACGCTACAAAAGAAGAAGTACAAGCGTACTTAAAAAATCCTAAACTAGAGCAAAACTTATTTAACCAAGGTTACATATATAAGTTTGGTATTGGAGCTGAACGCTATGACAACCCCAACGACTTAGATGATACTGCATTTACAAAAGGTTTGAAAGGTGGATGGGCTGGTCTTAAACAGATAGGAGCGGGGGCACTCGGAACTGTGGCTGATGTTTTAGGCATGGAAGACTTAGAGAAAGCCACCAATGATGCTATCCAAAGATATCAAATACAAGGGATGGCAGATCAGTTTATCAAAACCAAAGATGGTGAAGTTATTCCTTTTGAAGCATCTATTGAAAAGATATTAACTGAAGAGGATAGAGCCGCGCATTTCTTTGATTGGCTAGGATTCAATGTTGGGCAAGGTCTTGTCACTACTATACCCATCTTCGCTGCTAGTATGGTTAACCCTGCACTTGGCGTAGGTATGGCTTACGGTATGGGTGTGGGTGATTCCAGAATAGCACAGCTAGAAGCTACAGATTTTGAAAAAGCAAACGCAGGATTATCTTTAGCTATTGGTGTACCATACGCGGCAACTGAATATTTATTAGGTGCTGGTAGTATATTACAAAGAATGCTTTATCAAAAGTTTGGTAAAGAAGCTACGCGCAAAGGCATAGATAAATTATTAAAACAGTCTACATCCAAAACCATTGGCAAAGAAACAGGTAAGTCAATAGCAGGCGAATCATTGGCTGAAGGAACACAGGAAGCTCTTGTAGAATCTGCTGGAGTAATTGAAAAAGCTCTTGACACTGACCAAGAAATAATTGCATCTTTATCCGACTTGTACACTGACAAAGATTTTTATAAAAGAGTTGGTGAATCAGCAGGTGCTGGTGCTGCGGGTGGTGGACCATTTGGTATTACTGGTGGTATTGTAAAAAGTTATCAAATAAGTGATATTAAAAATATTGATGCTAAAGATTCTAAAGCTTATCAAGACAACAGAACTAATGATGATAAAGACCCTGTTGTAATAGACAAGTTAGGTGAAGATTATACAAACAATACCTATACTGTTACAGGTATAAGTTCTAGTAAAGATATTGATGACAATGATATAGTAGATGAGGATGGTAATATTGTTACACCTCAATTCCAAGTAATAGGAACGTACGATCGGGGTGGTCAAAGGAAAGTTTTTCTAAAAGACTTAACACCTGGTGCTAAAAATACTTTCGTTGAAACAGATATAAGTGTATTAGATAGTTTAAATATAATAAAAAAGCCGACAGAAGATAAGAAAGCAGATACTGTTGATCCCCAAACAGGTGAGGTTGAACAAACCCCTGTATTTGATAAGAGAGAAGATTATGAAAAGATAAATGTAAAACCTCTAACTGATAAGAAAAGAGAAAAGCTCATGAACATCTTAAGAGGTAGAGGATATACAGATTCGCAAATGGAATTAATTGAAGCGCAAGGACCAAGGGCTTTATCACATGAAGTAGAAAGTGGTTCCAATTATTTAACACCAAAAGAAATACAACAGCTAGGTCAGCTTGGTTACTTACAAGAGATAGAAGGTGAATTTTCTTTAGAAGTTCCACGTGGTGGACCACGTGCTATTTATACTCCAGCAACATTAAAAGAAATACAAGAGAATACATCTGTAAATAAAAAGACTGGCAAAACTGCTGGACGTGAAATCTTAGAAGAAATAATAAACAATAAGGTAGAAAATAAACCGCGTACCTCACCTATTAGAGAGCAAGTCGGAACTACACCCGCCGTGCCCCCCGTCCCTCAGGAAGAAATTGTTAATCAAGCAGATGAGAAATTAGCTAAAGAAATATCTAAAGTAAGCGAACAGCTTAGAAATCCTAAACTAACGGAAGAGAAAAGGCAAGAGCTACTTAGCTACAGAGATGTTTTAAATGAGGCATCTGGCGATGTGATGCAACAAGAAGCGCGAGACAGGTATTATGATATGCAAATACTTGCTAATAGAATTGGGCAAGAAAACCACACACCCGCGGCAATTGAAGGTTACAAAAAAGCGATTGAAGGATTGCGTAAAAGAAAAGGAATTACAGAAGAAGATAGAGCTGCAGAAATAAATAGATTCCAAGCTTTGATTAATAGAGCAGAAGGAGACTTAAAAAACTTTAATGTGTTGTATACTTCTTTCGGTTATAAACCTTTAACAAGGCAACAGCTAAACAGAATAACACAAAAGTCTTTCCCAAACAAAGGCAAAATTCGCGCGCTTTATCAAGGAACAAAAGAGAAACCAATTATCAAACCTATAGAAGTTTATTCTGTAGATGATTCTACTACTAGAGCACAAGGTGAATTACGCCGAGAAATTAATGACAACAAGATTAAAGCATTACAAAATAAAACTTACTGGGGAACTGTAGGGCATACATTCTGGAATACAGGATCTGGCTCAATCCCAGGGGGCACGCTGGATGGAGGCAAGTCTGCGTTTTTATATCTCAAGCCTAGTGTATTTTTACGATTAGCCACTAGTGGGGCTGACACAAGCATAGAGCGTCAAAATCAATTACAAGAACAATATGGTAAGGGTGCCCAAAATGGTATTACTCCACCGTATTTAAGATTAAAGTTACGTTACACAGATGCGGGTAATCCAATCCTAAGTGTTACAGGGCACGAAGGAAGACATCGAGCAGTATATGCTAGCAGATTAAATCCAGACAAACCCATACCAATTCAGATAGAAATACGTGACGAAAATTTAAAAGCTTTATTTTATGATACAACTATACCAGGGTATAAAGGCAGAAGAGACTACGGAGATTTTGTAGGAATTATTCAAGAAGCAGGTATCGAGACTCAAGATTTGGTTATAGATAATATGGACGGTAATCCAGAAATGTTAACTAATCTAGATTTAGATATTGGTGGTTTTGTATATAATAATGGTGAAGTAAAACTTGGTAGAATATTTAAAAGAGATGATGACTACAACCCAGATCAATTAGTAAACAGTATTAATGACTTGGGTGTTGTTGGTTATCTAGAAACACAGGAAGAGAAAGCTCAGTTTACAAAAGAAGCTGAGAAGGATTTAATGCGTATTTATCTAGCGATGCGTGCTGAGTTAGATAATATGGGATTAGACTATGTCAACCTGGCTATCCTCAATAGGTGGTTAGATAACTCTAGAACTAGACTAGGCAAATTTATTGGCACTTACGATGTTGCAACAGAAGCTATGGATTTTCAGAATCCTCAAGTCATAGAAGTGCTAGGTAAGAAGTATGATAATCTATCATACGAGAGCAGATTGAATAGTTTGATGGTAACACTTAGACATGAAGCAATGCACGCCATGTTTAGAAGTGGTTTGTTTACAGACAAAGAGCTTAACATGTTAAAAGAATTTTCTAAGAAACATTGGGTAGATGCTTTTAATGTTAGAAAAAACTATAGTGGTTTGCCTGGCATGACTGAAGACATAATTATAGAAGAAGGTATTACTGCAGCATTTGGTGCTTATATTAACAAGAAGTATGTTCCAAAAGGTAGGCTGGCGAAAGTATTTGAAAGATTAAAAGCTTTCTTCTTAGGCTTATCAAGAGCACTATTTAAAACAGGTTATACAAATCCTGCTCAATTATTCGATGCAATTGATAACGGAGAATTTAAAAGAAGAATGCAAGAGCGTAAACGTTTAGTATTAAATAATACTATAGCGAATAACACCCAACAAAGTTTAGAGAAACGTAGCCCTTCAACAAAAATTAAACAAAGACGAACTCCATTTGTTGCTATTACTGACATACCAGAATCGCAACCAGGATACAACTACAGCCAAGAATATATTGATGAACCATCTTCCCCAGAGATAGATAAGTATATACCAGGCACACGCCAAAGTTTAAGATCCTCTACTCGACAAATGGAAAATGACATTGCTAGAGAATCACGAGCAGATGAAACAAATACAGCCTCACCTGAAAGTATTGGCACACCTGCGCGTATATTTTCCCACGCCAGAGTATGGGCTAAAAAATATCCTGTGTTTGAAAAGCTATTTAGTGCTGTAAGTTCACGTGATCAAAAGTCTAGAGAATTACAAAGTCAATTCGTAGCAACCTTAAGTAAAAAGTTTATGAAAGTAATGCGTAATCCAGAGTATGCTAAACTAATTAATAAAGCATTAGAAATATCTCAGCAAGTTAAGGGTCGTTACAGGATGAATGAGAATGGTCAAATAATTTTTAGAGCTGAGAGAAATGGAGATGGCGGAGATAGTACAGTAAAAGCAGGAGAAGTTGTAGTATTGGAAGGTGACTTAGCGGAAGCTTATGAGAATGTGCAAGAGGCTGTACAAATGATGCACAAAGAAATCGTTAGAGGTTTACTAGCTAATGATTCTGCTACAGATTTATTATCAAATACTATTCAGACTTTAATAACTTTAAATGCTATAGATGTAGATGCTAAAACATTTTTAAATAATACTAAATCAATTACTGAGCTCACTGAAAATGATTATGAAAATTTAAGTTACACAGACATACTTCAATTAACTAATGCTGTAAAAGATTTTAAGGAAGCTGTGGGTGATAACGCGGAAATATTAATTAACTTACAGCTAACTGCTAAAGAAGGTCAAGGTGTTATTGCTAGATTAAATACATTACTAGGACAGGCTGATAAAGAGGGGGCACCTGGGACTGGATTGTTGGCACTTACTTCTGAGCTGAGAAAGTATAATGACTTCACAAAGACAGACTATGTACCACTACAAAGATACGGCAGTCATTACATTGTCGTAAAAGATAAAGACGGTAAAACCGTAGATTATAGAATGTTTGATAAGGTACGCTTTGGTGTTGTCAAACAAGATGAAGAAAAAGAAGTTAGAGAAGCATTACAAAATAAATACGGAGGTAACCCTGATGTAACTATATCAGGAACTAAACCTGTTACTATTAATGATTTAAGAAGAGATGTTCAAGCTGATCTAAATACTATAGACGCAGCCGCACAATTTTTATCAGACACTAATAAAGAAAAATATAATGAAATAAGAAAAGAAATAGAAACAACTTTAAATAAAGGTACTGATATTACTAATGGTGTAGTCCAAGGATACAGTGCTTTCATACAACCGCGTAAACAGTCGGGAGGTATACCAGGATACAGTACTGATTTCGCAAGAGGGTTGACTCAATACGGTTTAGCCAGCAGTAACTTCGCGGCAGGTAATAGATTCAATAAAACTATAGCAGACGCTTATCGAGGTACGCAAGATCCTAAGCAAGCAGATGTTAGTTTACGTGATGCTTCTAGTAAGTGGTACAAATATGTTATGGACCCAAAACAAGAGTTAGCCCAAATTCGTAGGCTAGGTTTCTGGTATTATTTGGGAGGTAATATATCTTCTGCTTTCTTACAGCTAATGAGTATTGTACAATTTAGTGGTCCAATTTTAAGCACAATATCTGGGCAGAAACAATCCGCAGCTGTTGAGTTAGTGAAAGCATTTAATGACGTAAGAAAAATGTTAGTGTTCAATGGTAGAAAATTTGAAGATGTGTTCTTAAATTTTGATAAGTTACCAGAAGATGTCAGAGAAGATGCTATGGCTGACATATATAATGGTACAATCAAACAAGGTATGGCAGCACACGAAGCAGGGATGCCTGTAGGTGGTGGCACAGTTAGCCAAAACCAAATTAGACAAAGGGCACTAAGAACATTTGAGAACACTGTCATTGGTGGTGTCTTTAATACCTTCGAAACAATTGCACGTTTAACTGCATATATTGCCTCCCACAGGATGATGCAAAAACCAGACGCCATGGAAAGCGCAGTTAACTTCTTTAATACAGACGCAGATTTTAGAGGCAACGTAAATAGAAATGGCGGAGTCGCTACACCTAGAATAGTAGCGCAACAAGTATTAGAAGAAACTTTTGGTGTGTACGGTAAATTAAATAGACCACAATATATGCGTGGTTGGGGTTCAGCTTTCTTTTTATTCCAAACTTACATAAGTCAGATGTTTAGCTTAATGACTAGAATGTTATTAAGGCAAGGTACACCTGCGCAAAAAGCGGCGGGCAGAAAAGCTTTAGCTAAAATGTTAGTTATGATAATGATTACTGGTGGGTTTTTTGGTATGCCTGGCATGGATGACGCTCTTTGGGTTAAAGATTTATTAACTAGGTTAGTAACAGGAATAGATAGAGATTCAAGGTCAGAGTTTAGAAATATGCTAGCTGAAGTATCGGGACCTAAGGTAGCAGAATTTTTTGAGAATGGTATTATAAATACTCTAGCAAACGTAGATGTGCAAAGAAGATTATCTTTCGGAGCTGTACCAGGTTCTGGACAAATGAGAGCCGTCTTGAGTATGATGGGATTAAATACTGGAGCAAGAGCTGAAGAATTTTTAGGAGCACCTGGTGCTATTTTTTTCCAAAATGCTAGAAATATTCTACAAGCTTACGAAGCTACAGGAGAATTTCCTGCGAAAGAATTAGCATATGCAGTAACCCCCACGTTTCTTACTAACTTATTGAAAGCAAATGATATTGCAGAAGATGGTAGAGTAGAGAGTAGATATGGCACAGTGCTAACTGAAGACGCTACTTTATATGACGCTTTCTTACAAGGTATAGGTTTTTCACCTACTAAAATTACAAAGGAAAGAGAGTTGCTTAGATTAGAACGTTTAAATTCTGGAAGAAATTCTCAAGTACAATCTAGAATGAATAGAAAAGTTACTACCGCTTACAGAAAAATATTTTTAGGTATGATTAAAAAGGATTTTGAATCACAGCTAGAAGGTCAAGAGGATTTAAAAGAGTTATTAATAGAATTATATGCATACAACTCTAGGCAAGATTGGACAAACCAATTGAATGTTGATGTGCAAAGATTAGCTATGGAAGCGATGAAAGATTTATCAAAAGAATACAGAGTTCTAAAAGGTGGCTCCACAAACATACAACAAAATTTGAAAGACGCAGAAGGTCTGGGCGTAGAGTATGATTTCCCTAGCCCAAACCCTCAATAGTTTAGCACATCCAAGAAACCCAATCTTTAGATTTCTTTTTGATAGGCTCATCAACTACTACAGGCACTTGAAAAGTAACACCATATTCTGGGTGGGTAAACCATAAAGCTTGTTGAGGTCTCTCAGATGTGAATCGGTTTGAGTAAGCGTATTCATCATAACCCTTTGTAGAGCCATTAACGATACACCCCTTTAATGATATGTACTGATGGTAGTGACCCATAATTACATAGTCAATTGTTTTATTTTGGTTGTGGTATTCCTGTTTAATCTTCTGGACACCACGTGCAATAGGTCCAAGCATTCCCACAATTCCCGTGCCCCCCGCTACTCCGAGGCGATCACCATGGGTCAATAAATAGTTAACACCATACACTTTATATACTGTATCAAAACCTGTAGGTATTTGGAACTGTATTCTCTTATCATTTTTAAAATGCCTAGATAATAAATTGTATAACATCCAATCGTAATTAGTTTTCGCGGCTTGCTTGTGGCGGTATTGTTTATATGTGCGAGAGTGGTTACCAAATGTACAAGGTACAAACACTTTACCAAATACATCTGCAAATTTACCTAACGCCCATGTTAAATTGTCTAGTAAATCTAAGACGTGTTCTATATTAGAACCATCATTACTTTCAGCTAGCTCATCATGAATATCACCCGAGATCATATCACCACCTAACGCACAGATAATACCAGGATACTTAGGGTTAACCATGTGGTTAGTACATAAGTCTATGGTTGTATTGATAACGTTCTTGAATCTTCTTAATGCTATGGTTCTATCATACTCATTGATATTATTGACCGCTTCTTTATAGACTACTTCACCCCAGTGAAAGTCAGATAGGAATATAGTAGGCACACCAGGTGCCCCCTTGGCGGGCGTATTCTTTGTCAACCACTTGGGTGGTTTGACTACATGATTATCTGCTTTAAGTAGGCTGTCTTTCAGTTTCTGGTGGGAAAGATTTTCTTTAGCTAGTAAATCTACTTGTCTTTTAATGTCACGAATTTCTGCGTCGTGTGCGTACTGCTGTTCAATCAGTGCTGCCTCAGCGTCGGGGGGCACCGTTGTAGGTTTAACACCCTGTAGTTGGGCTTGTTCAATTCTCTCTATGAGAGTAGTGCGCGGTATTCCTAGTTCCCTAGAGGCTGCCGCTTTGTTGCCTTTATTTCTAATGACTGCATTTAGAGCGTCAATTAGTATGCTTTTTGCTGTAGTTTTTGCCATAATTATCTCCTGTAGTGCGCGAATATTACCACGTTTTTTCACCCTTGTCAAGCAAATAATGATATGGTATACTCTTTGTATGAAACTCACAGAAGAAATAAAAATAACAGCACCTGTTGTTAAAATTGGTGGTGATGCAGTAAAGGTTGAAGCACCCCAATCAGAAGCCTCATCTGATTCTTCACCATCTAAGTAAGGATATATCATGAAAAACCAGAGAGTAAGAAAAGAACCATTGGGTAAGGGAGTGGATAAATACAGAGAGAAAGTACGTTATCCTAATTTAGAAGTAGCTAGACCTTATGTTAAAAAAATATCAAAAGCTATTGATACAGTTAAAAAAACTTATGAAGATATTAGAGATAAAAAGACTGTTAAAAATCCAGTTAAAAGAAAACAAATTAAAATAGCTAGAAGAAAAGATTTAGAAAAGAAATATAAATAATGCCAATCACTAGAGCACAAACATATCAGCAAATTAAAAGCGGTACAAAAAAGAAACCTAAAAAGAAAAAGTTTTCTACACCAGGCTCTAGAGCTAGGGCTAAAGCTGGTAAGATAAAGAAAGCTATTCTATCTCAACAAAGAGGAGAAAAATCTCCGCAAGGTAGAGTAGTAATGAGAGGATTTGTTAAGGCACTATATGATAAAGTCAAAAACAAAAAGTAAATCTACCGTAAACAAAGCAGGTAATTATACTAAGCCTAGTATGAGGAAGGCATTGTTTAATAGAATAAAAGCTGGCGGAAAAGGTGGAGCCCCAGGACAGTGGTCAGCACGCAAAGCACAAATGCTAGCCAAACAATATAAATCAAAAGGCGGAGGTTACAAATCATAGGATGGAATCAATTTGCAAATCTTGTGGGCACAATTGTCACTGCAGTAACTCCTCTCAATGCCATTGTGGTTGCGCAAATTGCGCACACGGAAAGGAATAAAAATGCCAAAGGGACCAGGAACATACGGAAGCAAGGTGGGGAGACCTGCCAAAAAGAAAACAAAAAAACCAGCAATGGGACCAGCTGGAAAATTGACAGCAAAACAGAAAAAGCTACCCGATTTTCTAAAGGAAAAAATACAAAAGTCAAAGAAGAAGTAATGGCGTTAACTAAATCACAGAAAAGTTTAAAGGCTTGGACCAAACAGAAGTGGCGTACTAAATCTGGTAAGCCATCTACTCAAGGTCCAAAAGCTACAGGTGAAAGATATTTACCATCTGCCGCTATCAAGTCTTTATCCTCTGGTGAATATGCAGCGACTACCGCTGCGAAAAGAAAAGCTAAAGCTGCTGGTAAACAACATGCATCGCAACCAAAGAATATAAAAAAGAAAACTAAAAAATTTAGGAAGGTATCGTAATGTTTAATTTATTAGTAGGTCCTCTGGCATCTCTACTAGGAGACACAGTTAAAGGATTTGTAGCTACTAAGAAAGCTAAAGCTGATTTAGCTTTAACAGAAATAAAAGCACAGAAAAGTTTAAAGGAACAACAGATCGCAGGAAAGATTGGATGGGAAGCATCCGCTGTAGATCAAATGAAAGGGAGCTGGAAAGATGAAGTAATTTTACTAGCCCTGTTAATTCCAGCGGTGCTAGTTTTTATTCCTGGTTGGACACCACATATTAAAGCAGGGTTTGAAGCCTTGCATAGTCTACCAGATTACTATAAACATTTATTATATATCGCCTGCTCAGCTAGCTTTGGTATCAAAGGGGCTAAAGGTGCTATGGGATTAATAACTAAAAAGAAATAATGTATCAATTAGAAATATTCACATATAAGATTATCGCTAGTGTATATAAACTATTTGAAAAAGAAAAACCTAAAGATGAACATGAAGTTCATTGGGGTATAGGAGGCAGATAATGTTTGAAAAACTTAAGGAGAGAATAAAAGAACACGAAGGATTTAGGTCTTATGTTTACAAGGATTCATTAGGATTCGCAACCATAGGATACGGTCACTTGGTAACAAAGGAGGACAACTATGAAGAAGGTATTGAATACAGTCAAGAACAACTTGATGCCGTCTTTGAAGATGATTTTGAAAATGCCTGTGATTGCGCTCAATTGGTCGCTGACAATTTTAATATCAATTTTGACGAGCACCCAGAACCTGTTAAAGAAGTTCTTATAGAAATGGTATTTCAGTTAGGTGTTGGAGGGGTAAGTAAGTTTAAGAAATTTCTTGGACACTTGTCTACTAACACCTATCATTTTGCCGCGGACGAAATGCTCAATTCACGTTGGGCAAAACAAACACCTATGCGTGCAGAAAAATTATCATATACAATTAGAGGACTAGCCTACTAACGTGGCTTTCCTAGTAGCCAATGTGCCGCCTGTTGAAGTCCTTGTTAAGAAGGAATATCTTTATGACTTTCAGAGGGGGCACGGTGAATACGAACCAGGGTTATGGATCACCGCAAAATCTATCCAAGGTCGCGCATTATATTTTGAGACCTATCTCTATGAGACAGGAGCTCTATATGATAAGCTTCCTATCTCGGCTTTTGTTTGGAAAGAAACGAAGGAAGAGATGGAACTTGAAGACCTAGAGCTTTGGGACTGTTTCAGCTACCACATCTCAGTTATACAAAAGGTGAGTGTAGGGTCGGGGAAATGTAAATACAAGGCTCCAAACGGGAATTTTTATTATGGGGAGTATTTATATACTATAGATAGTTGTCATCCCGAATATAATATACCAGATATTGGGTATTCTGAGGTACCTACACAACATAAGTCCTTTAATATAATACAATTAGACAACGGATATTTCGCCGCTCAGCCTAACAATCGGGTAATATTCTACGATAAGTCTTTATCCCCAAAGAAGATGAGGTTCCCAGACTACAAGGTTTCAACTATTGAATATGGTGTGGAAAATAAATCTAAGTACACCGCAGGGGATGATACTAATTTCTTTTATGAGTTCGAAGAACAAAGCTAGGCAAGAAGCCTAGCCCATTCCTCTTATAATTTACTTCTGTGGTATTCTTAATACGTTAGGGAAGTATTGATTTTCTTTATAAAAATTAAAAGCCCAGTACCAATCGTCTTTATATTCTGCTCTCGCGTACTGTTCTAATTCTGAGTCTCCGTCTGTTCCTGCAGTATTAAAGATGTTTAAACATCTATTAACAAATGAGTTAGTTACGGAGAAAGTTCTTGGGTTTGCCATAGTTTCTCCTTTATTGATATCTCAGCCAAGGCTCTCCAGTAGTCCTTGTCTTTGATTGAGAGTGTAGCAAACTTTTGCTTAGAAGTCAAGCGTCTACTGCTGAATAGCAGGTATAGCTTTTTTGCAAGGCTATCGTATTTAGTTTTAAAAGGATAAGTATCTGTTTTCATTTTGCTCCTGTAATAAAAAAAGGAGCCAGCATTTCTACCAGCTCCTTTGTACGGTTGTGGAAAAAAGAGATCCCCAAACTGTTCTTAAACATATCGTCTAAGAGAAGTAAGGTTCTTCGTGCCCCCCTGTCTCCAATTTAATCTTATAGTAATAATACCATAAGTTAGTCAATTTGTCAAGAGGAAAATGCATCACCCCAATCTCCTTGAACTGCGCCCTTTGCGTATTCAGTAGCTCTAGTTTCGAAGAAGTTTTCGTGTGCCTGTCCGTTGACAATATAGTCTACCCATTCCAATGGGTTTGACTTTACTCCGTAGTTAGGCTTCAAGCCTAGCTGAAGTAATCTTCTGTCCGCCATATAATGTACATAGTTCTTAACTTCTTGAGGAGTTAAGCCTTCGACTGGACCCTGCTCAAATGCTAGATCAATAAACTTTTCTTCCAAAGTTACCATGTCTCTACATATATCATACAGTGACTTTTTAAATTGATCATTCCAGATGTGTGGCTTCTCATCTAATACAGTATGTAAAAGTTTAATCATGTTTTCAACGTGGTGATTCTCATCTCTGATAGACCACGCTACAATTTGCCCCATACCTTTCATCTTACCGAAGCGCTGAAAGTTTAGTAGCATAATAAATGAACCAAACAATTGCAAGCCTTCACCGAATGCAGAGAACACTGCCATGTCACGAACGATCTTCTCTTCTTCCGTGCCCCCTTTATTTTCCCAAAGATAGTTATGTTTGTCTGCCATCTCTGCGTACTCTTGGAATGCTTTATACTCTCTGTCATCCATACCAATAGTATCATTCAGCAGTGAATAACTATGCGCATGGTTAGCCTCCGACGTAGCAATAGCGGATAACATCATACGCACTTCTGGTTTCTTGAACATGGGTATATACACATCCATATAGGCTTGTGCAATGTCTACGTCACCTTGGGTAAAGAACGTTAAAATCTGTTTCACTAGATTCTTTTCTGCATCATTCATCTTAGAGTTCCAATCATTTACATCTTCATGCAATGGAACTTCACTGGGTAACCAGTGCATCTTTTGTTGTTGGTCATAGGCTTCAAACGCCCATGGATATTCAAATGGTTTATAGTACTCTCTTCCTTTAAATACTGACATATATTCTCCTTATGCTTCGCAAGCCACGCATGCGGCTTCTTCTTGTTGATAGTCTTGTCTTATAGTTCTTTCTATCTGGTTAGATAGATTTTCTACTTTCTTTAAAGCTTGGCTTCTCATGTAGTAAAGTGTTTTTACTTTACCTTTCCACGCCCTCAAGTGAATACCATGTAATGTTTTGGTGTCCACGTCTGGCGGTAAGAACAAGTTTAAACTTTGTGATTGACAGATGTATTGTTGTCTGTCTGCCGCTAGATCAACTAGCAATTTCTGGTCCATCTCGATAGCTGTTTTAAATATAGATTTCTCTTGTTCTGATAAGAACTCTAAGTGCTGTACACTACCCCCATTAGTCACAATAGATTTCCAAACTTCTTTATTGTTTCTATCATGCTTTAATAATACTCTCTCTAAGTATTTATTTTTCATAAGGAATGTACCGCTCAAAGTCTTTTGAGAAAACGCATTTGCGCGTAGCGGTTCGATAGATGGAGAAGTTCCCCCACAAATTACAGATGAAGAAGCATTAGGAGCAATGGCAATGACATGTGAATGTCTTAGCCCTGTGCCCTCCATGTCTGCGGGAGAACCCCTCTCTGCTCCCAGCTTTTGATTAGCAGATTGAGCCTCTTTGTTTATATGCTTAAATATATAGTCATTGATATCTTTAGACATATCATCATCCATTGCTACTTCTCTCTTCTGAAAGTAACTATGTAACCCCATTGTACCCAAGCCAATGGCTCTTTCACAACGCGCTGAGTTAACTGCACGCCACATGTAAGAGGGGGCACTTGTAATGAAATGCTCTAAAACATTGTCAAGCATACGCACCAAATCTTCTATGAATAATTTATTATCTTTCCACTCATCAAAGTATTCTAAGTTCACTGAGGATAAACAACACACCGCAGTTCTATCTTTTGCAGTTGGTAGTGTAATCTCAGAACATAAGTTTGAGTGATTAAATTTTAATCCCAGTTTCTTCTGTGATTCTGGCAGTGCTGCATTCACTGTGTCAATGAATGAGATATATGGCTCGCCTGTAGCTATCCTTGTTTCTAGAATCTTAATCCATAAAGTTCTAGCATCAAGAGTTTTAATAACTTGTTTAGTATGGGGATCAATTAAATCCCAAGCCTCGCCTTTTTGTACAGCCTCCATGAAAGCATCTGATACATTGATACCGTGGTGTAAGTTTAAATTTTTTCTATGGATATCTCCGCCTGTAGGTTTTCTCATTTCAATAAACTCTACAATCTCTGGGTGTGATACATCCATGTAGGAAGCGTAGCTACCACGGCGTGTTGCGCCTTGATGAAAGGCAGTCATCTGTGAATCGACCACGTGCATGAAAGGAATAACTCCTGTAGTTTTATTACCAATACTTGTAGCCATACCCTGTGATCTAACATCACCCCAGTAGCCACCAATACCGCCGCCCATACTAGACAACCATATGTTCTCAGTATAGTGATCTGCTAAACCTTCACGTGAATCATCTACATAATTTAAGAAGCAAGATATAGGTAGCCCTCGTGTTGTACCTCCGTTGGATAGAACAGGTGTGGAAAACATAAACCATAACTTACTAGCGTAGTCATATAATCTTTGTGCGTGTGCTTGATCATCCGCAAATGTTTTTGCTGCTCTGGCAAAGCCGTCTTGAGGACTAGCCTCAGTAGGTAGTAAGTATCTGTCTTTTAGTATTATTTTGCCAGACTCTGTCAAGAGTTCATCGCGAGAGTAGTCTATATTTATTTTCATGTTTGCTCCTTTATTAATTTTGAATGTTTCTCGAGGCGAGTTTGCCATCCTATCACAACTTAACGGGAAACACAAGACCGTCTTGTACTTTTATATATCCCGCTTCCTCCATAGCTTTGACAGTCTGCTCAGATTCACCAGGTGCGAGAGTTCTTCGAAGAAGTTCTCGCTTAAAGTGTCGAAGGTGGATGTATCCTTGCTTCGAATTTGTCATGGTTTCTTTAGACCATACTGCCATATCTTGCGCTAGTTTACCCGCCCTAGCCATTCCAAAGCCTGCCAACGCACGAGGCATAGCCTCTTCTACTTCAAACATTAAGTCTTTAGTTCTCTGCCAATGGTCCCAAGTAATAATCTTATCCTTGGAACTGCTGGCTGAGATAGCTAGAGATACTTTAATAAAGTGTGATACTCTACGTTGTGTATACTCAGCTAAGTTTGCATCAGTTGGTATTGGATCAAGTCCTGTTTCAATATCTTGATTGATCTTATCAAATGCTCGGTCATCAAATCTCATTGGTCCATACATCTTAGCAATCTCAGCTAAGTCATGTCTGAGATTTACAATAGTTGCATCAGATACTCTATCTTGTAATAAAGATTGAGGGATCTTTTCACCATCATAAAACACAGGAATGATTCTAGATAATAGACCTTGTGATCTGGCATCTTCTGGTAAGTTATCCACGAACTGCTCGGGTGTAGCACATGCGATCCAATTTAAACAAGGACCTTTAATAATATGCTCACCCGCAGTCTTGGTCTTATGTGAGTATTCTTCTTTACTATCCCACATATCAGTCAAGAACATTTGTAGGTAACGCTCATGTCTTGATAGAAATGTACCAAGCTCTGAAGTTACTAATGTCAATGACCCATCAAAAAATTCTTCACCCATTGTAGATAATCTCATGTCTAGTCTTGAAGCCTTAGACATATCCACTGCTAATTTTTCTGGGGTAATTCTATCCTGTATACAATACAAAGGAAACTCTTTCAAACCGTACTCAGCTAACCCCGAATTAAAATTCTCGTGATCTGTTTTTGTACCTATAGGTGTTGTTAGTTTACGAAATATTTTACTGAATGGTAGAATCAAACTTACTGATTTGTTTCGCCCAGGTCCAGCTACAAGCACGACGAATATATTCGCACGTATATCGTAGTTAGCCATAGGCATCCACACTCTTCTACCTAATGCACCAGACACAGATGACAGTGCCGCCCAAGTTCTAAACAACTTAGGTATCGGACTTTTTTCTGTAGCCTTTACACATGCATCTATATAGTCTTTATATATTCGCGCCATCGTGCCCCCTTTCCCATGTTTTCATATTCTTCCATGTGTTACCCACCTCTACAGAGGAAGGTATCACCAGTGTTCTAGTACCTACTTGAATAGGATTAGTCATACACTCAACGATCTTAGGCATCAGCTCATCTACCTTTTCAGTAGGAACCTGTCCTAAAATCGCGTCGTGTACTTGTCCCAATACTTGAACACCATCATCACATAACTCATTCCACACTCGATATAATCCCATGTTCAATAAATCACCAATAGTAGATTGAGGTACGTAAGCAATAGCACCACGTAATGTAGTGGCATCATCCAGCCTGCCCCAGAATTGTCTGCGTCTACCAATAGGAGTAGTTAGTGTCCCAGTATTTAACAACTCATTTGCTATACTGTCATGCCATTTACGTATTCCAGGGAACGCGCCAGGCACATCAACATACTGAGTCTTTTCACCATATACTTTACCATATGCTAGAAGCTCATCAAAACCAGCTTTAGGATCTTGTTGATGCCAGCGATTGACAGAATCAAGACTGACCACTCCGCCATAATAAAGTAATTGGAATCGTGTAGCATGTGCTACTTTAATCTTCAGATGTCTAGCCAAAGACGCGGCTGACAAACCATAGTTAGTACCATGACCTGCGCGCTTACACATATCCCTAAAACTAAACTGTAAGTAATAAGGATTCTCGGCTAGCTGTCTCTCTTGTTTAGGATCGCCACTCCAACCCATGTTTTTCCAGACCATTTTAACCACAGTGGTATGCAAGTCACCACTCTCACAAGCATCAATATATCCTTGGTCGTCTGTTAAGTAGGCAACCACACGGGATTCCGCTTGCTCTAAGTCTGCGTAGAACATAGTCATACCTTCATCGGGTATAAATATTTCGCGCAAGTCTTTCGTTATGTTTTGAAGATTAGTTCCTGTACCCCAAGGGGCTTCTGAAGATGACCAACGACCTGTCTCTGTACCTGCCACATTATAAGAACAACGAATACGATTATCTTTGTCTCTATCTGTATCAAGCACACCAAGTTGTTTGTCGATATCGCGCAACGCAAGGATAGCGTTGGCAAATACTTTTGCTCGTGGGTAGTTCTCTCTTAGTTTTTCAAGAGCCTCACGATCTGTTGAAACTTTTGACTTACCTTTTTTATATGACATGATCTTAGGTATACCTAAGTGTACATAAAATAAATCCTGTAATTGTTTTGGTGAGGCGTGGTTTAAGTCTTTACCTGTTGCCGCTTGTGAAAAGAGATTCAACATTCTCTCTAATTTCAAACGCGCTTTTTTCAAGGGGGCACGCATGTTCCTAACTTTCTCTAAGTCAACGCGTAAACCCTTCTGCATCATTGCCATCGCAGGCTTGAGGCTGTCTAGTTCAAACTGATATGTCTTGGTTGTAGTATCGTCTAGTTCTTTCTTGATCTTCTGCCAAATCTCTAGCGTTACCGCACAGTCAAGGGCGCAGTAAGTCCAGAGTGTTTGCTCAGAATCTAGCTCGATATTTTGTATATCTACGTTCTTTATTATTTTTGCCATTGCTTTTGTCTCCTGTGTTACTCATAGTCTCTCTCAATTATCATGTCGATATAGTGTTTTGCTTTTAATAAATCTTGTTTGCCTCCTTTGTCTTTATGCCTGCAGATATATTTGATTGCGTTACCTTCTGCAAAAAGAAAATTGTTTTGATTAACGAACTCAGAGGGTTGTATCTTATATTTTTTGTAGTGGTCACCGCCCACCTGTGTACTGTATGCTGTTGTTGCTTTATTATTTGTATAACTCATCTATGCCACCTATAATATTAAATATTTCTTCCCTTACATTCTTCGCATTTAATTGTGCATAGTCGCACACAATACTGAAATCTTCTGTCTTTCCTCTCAGCCAAATCTTGGCTCGTTCTTTGTTTGATAAACTCTCTCGGGACTTGTTCTCTGTGAGAAAGTCTGATATCGCTTGGTCTATTACTGATCTCCACAATCGTACTTCACTTTCGATAGTTACTAAATCATTTGGTATATGTAACTCCGCAAAGTATGGAGCACGTTTGGTCATTATTACATCTATTCATCTCTCTTAGTACTCTTTGAAAACTTAGCCATAGTTTTCCAAGCACCCTCGTTTGTGTATATCGAACCTAAAAAGCCTAAGCCTTTCTGTTGTTCGGGCTGTAGTGCATGCTGGGCATGCATTGTATCGTGGATAGTTCCATTGACTGTGATGTTGTATTTATATTCTAACCACGACACATCATACGTTTGATTTTGAGCGACCTTAGTAATCTTCTCGTTCTCAAGAACACGCTTTATCCAAGCCCAAGCTCGTTGCTCATGGGCAGGGTCGGTCCAATAGTTTTGGAGTACGTTGCGCTTGTCTTTGAATGGTATAACGAGAGCGACAGTATCGCTTGGAGCGAAACCAATACAAGTAATAAAACCGCCCCCTGTTTCAATGTCGAAACTGAGTGGCTGATCTGTGTTATTCTCTCTAATAAATTTTTGTTCGAAGTCCTCGAGGTCTTTGATGTCTGGTTCAATCCATAACTCTCTTTCTTTTATTTTGATTTGTGGTGTGTTGGATTCCTCGACAGCCTTCCTAATATCTGCTAAGACAATAGGACGGAAGTCGAAGTTTCTAATAACGGCACTAGGACTAAACGTAGGCATAACTTTGGTCCCACCTGTGAGGTCCGATTTAAGAATGGTTCCCCTGTAAGTACCTATCTTGTCTAGTCCTGTCAGCGCCCATAACGCAACGCTACCCATGGCAATAATGACATTAGGTTTGCACGCGTTAAGCTCGTTTTGCAACCGCTCTAATTCACTCTCGTATTCTTCTTTTAAAAAGCCGAAGCCATGCACAGGATACTTGGAGCGCCACTTATTCTCTTTACTAAACTTAGAATAGTTCTTCTTGTTCATAAAGAAATGGGCGGGGTTCTCTTGTGCAGGCTTCTGAGCGAGAGCATGCGTAAGCAAACAGTTCTCCACATTTAGTTCTAATATCTCACACATTTTGTGAAACATTTTTCCCGTACTACCAATCATGATTTCACCAAGACGTTGCTCATCCGTAGTTGGAAAATCAAATACGAAAGCTATCTTGCAATCACCGTTAGGTTGTTGTGAAGGTACTGTCTGCTTAGTCATGTTAGAGTATTCTCTTTACTGTTGGTTGTAGAATATCTTTATTCTGCCCCACCATCTCGTGCTTGATTAAGCCCTTGAAGGTTTTGCCAATTGCCATCTCTAGCAATTCACTGTAAGGCAGGTCTTCCACATGACCCATGTCTAACCCGTTGGTTAGAAACGACTTCAATCCTGTTGCAGGATTGTTTACTTTCAAGGCGTTAGGTGTAGCCCAGAACTCCATACGAGTTGGCTGTGCGTCCTTGAGTTTCTCGTCAGTTAAATCTGAGTCGATCACTCCAATCGCCTTAACGTTTACTTTGATGAGGGGGGTATTATTTTGACCCACTTCATCCGCTCTATAAGAAGTTATAGAGAACTCATAACTACCCTCTGGTAGCACGACAGATTCTGGCGTGTCATTGGGTGTCATGTTTAAAAAGTCAGCAACATTCGACATTATTTATCTCCTTTCGTATTGCTCTCTTTGAGTTTAGACTGCGCATTACTTTGAATAGAATCAAATAACTTTTGCAAGTTAAGTTCAATGTTCGGCTCTATTAAAGACGGCGCGGTAACTTTCAGATCCATTCTATGGTCTGACATTGTACGTAACGTGCGCTCTGTTCCTTTACTAGATGAACGAGTATCTATTCTGCATACACAGTTAAAGTACCTACCTATCTTAGTAGATAACTTCGAACCGACAGATGTTGGATATGCTTTTGACACACCCAAATCGCCTTCCATATACTGCATGTGCGTGGTTACCACTACATTACATTTCACTTCATTGCCTGTGATATATTGTATAATGTTCTGGACATCACGCGCCGCCGCTCCCCACTCGGGTTGGCTGGCTTGCTCTGTTGGTTTCTTATTGTTAAAGACAAGAGCCGCTCTCAAAGCAGCTTCGCCTAACAGTGTGAGGGAATCAATTACTAAAACTGTATCGTCTCCCCACTCTTTCACAGGACCTAAGTCTTCATCGCCATCTTTCCAATGGGATAACAAACGTGCCCCTCGTCTAAACGAGTCCGCCTGTCCTAGTGAATCTCTTAACGTAACATATGAAACGTTCTGTACTGCCTCGGGTTTTAAAAACTCGGGCAAGATATCAAGTCCGTCATCATAGTCTAGTATACGTAATTTTTTACCTGCGTTAGCTAAACTCGCTAGAGCAGATGTCTTACCACTACCACTATCTCCGCAGAGTAATAGCTTGGTAACACTTGTTGATTTATGTTTACTTATGTTTGCCATATACTGGTCTCCTATAATGTTTTGAATTATATACTATTAAAAAGATTTGTCAAGAAAATTATTTACCACCCTTGATAACTTCAAGTTCTTGTGGTTTTGTTTCTTCTAAATCTGGGTGATACTCTTGGTGAAAGTCATTACCAAAGAACATTCCCCTTTGTGATTTCGCATGAGCACATGCTTCTCTATATCTGCAACCGCCGTAGTTTCCACATGATGTAAAGTTCGCGGGATAGTATTGCGAGCTAGCATATACATCTGATATACTAAGATGATGCAACGTATCATTGTACCACTCATCAATTAATTCTTTAGGTACAGTGTATACTTGTCTTGCAAACCTTGTGAAGTTCGCGCCTGTCTGCACCGCATCAATGATGAAGCCATCCACAGGTAACTTCAATACTTCACGACACGCCCAGATGTATGCGAACACTTGGTTGTTGGGCATATAGCCATTGAAATACCAGTCTGACAAAGCAGTCTTAGTTGTCTTGGTGTCAACCAGGTACAGCCTGTCATCAATAGAAACAATCTTATCTATTCGACCGCTGAACCTATGACCTTGGTCACCAATGGGTACTTCAAACCTTTGCTCTAGTGCTGGCGATCCGTCTGGCATGGTAGCTAGCTTTAGCTTATCATCCCAGAACTCTTCTGCTTTCCAAACAACCGCTCGGAGCGCCGCCTCTAAACCTCTTGCATTTTCATCAGCAAGTTTTAAATCCTCACCGTAATCACGCAAGACCATAGCTACCGCACGTTTTGTAGATTCACTTTTAGTTAACCCCTCGTGCCTCGCTTTGTCTAGTTCTTCTAAGCCATGGTGTACTGCGGAACCAAATCCTGTAGCACTTGAGTAGCTTGTAGATTTCCAACCGTCTAACACAGACAGCTTGTAATATCTAGGGCAAGCTAAGAAAGAACTTAGGCTTGAAGTGTCCCATATCTTTTGGATGGGCTGATTGTTTTCATCCCATACAAACTTTCTAATTCTTGGTAATTCGTTCTCACTCATTGTTGTCTCCTTACTTTATAGATGGTAGTATAACATTAGGTCTATACTCCACGTAGTTCTCAATCAAATCTGACGGTACACACTTCAACATCAAACCCTCTATGTCATTAAGTTCTTTTGATATATTTGCGCGTGCTATCTCACAATTATTAACATCGGGATAAAGAAATTCAGATGCCATGTTGATACATTTCTGATCATCAACAGGACCCAAACATAAATACCCTATTAAAAATACTACAGTTTTCATGTCTCTGACACTAACATATCAAGTATATTCTTTTCAAATTTCTTAGGTGCTTTTGTTGTTGCGCTCTTTTTGGATATACGTTTACCGCTTGACTCCGCCTCACGTACGTTGATACGTGTAGCTTTTAAATAGTCTACTATTTTTTGAATAGCTACGTCATCATTGGACAACTCAACTGAATCTTTCTCCAATAATTCTGTAGGTATTTCTATCTCTGGCTTATCACTCATCTTATCTCCTTAATGTTTTGTTGAGGTGTCAGTCTTTGTGGAAGAGAATACAGAACTCATTGCGTCCCCTGTCTTGTTGTTATTCTTTTCCATCTCGTCAATCATTGGTCCCGCTGTTGTGAATGTATGTAGTACATCCGCTAGTAAACCAAAGCTACCCATTGTTCCATACTTTAGTAAAGACAATCTCATTCCTATCTCATATAGCGCTGATATAATAACATCAGTATCATAATCTTTTGATACATCCAACAGCGGGTCTCTCAAACTTTCTACACATGCTTCAAACGAAGCACGATATTGTTTATCATCTGTCATATTTTTTCTCCTGTATTTGTGTCAACAATCTCTAGTTCCTTGACATCATCTAAGATGTGCATGATTTCTACACCATCATCAACTTGATTAATTTTAAGTACATCATATTTTGTAGGGTCTCCTTCCCCTGTTTCTTCAGCCAACTTCTTGTATGCTTTAATGTACTGATAGATACGCATACGTAAAGTGAAAGGCTTGTCATTCTTAATGATAAACCTAGGTGATTCATCACTTGTTGGATCATCAATTGCCTTAACGATTTTTTCTAAAGCGATTGAAATATCTGTCCAACGGTAAAGGTTGCCCGTCTTTGCCTTCTTCATTGTTCAACTCCTGTAAATATTCGTGGTCATTTGGATCAAACATGGGATCATTTTCAAATTCTTCCACATCAAAATCCTCTTCTAGTTCTAGGGTTTCATCTAATAAGTAGTCATCCCCTGTTGTGTATTTACGTTTTGCCATGCTTACTCCTATCCTATTATATTTAATACAACACCTATAGCTAACAGAATAAATACTCCGTATGTAGATACCCACATCATTGCACCTGTTATTCTATTACATATATCTTCCAAGATAATTAGATTCAATCTCTGCCACTCCATTCTTTTATGTTCTTTATTGTTGTCACTCTGAAATCAGAGAGAACTTCTTTCCCTGTAATTTTCGCTGGTGTTTCTTCTACTAAAAACATTTCTGCCACATGCTCTGTGCCATCCTCTAGTTCCACTAGCGTATTTACAAGTGTATATCCTGCATTGAGTTCCATATCACACACGGCTGCGTAAACGTTATCATCTTTAACATGATACAGCTCGCCTTTGATTCTGTATTTACACACCTTGTTATCGTAGTGTCTAAATGTTATTGGATAACTGTGCAAGAAATCTTTGATAGTATAATTACTATCTACGGTTATTGCTTTGCCGATTCTTTTTTGTTTTGCCATTAGCCCGTTGAGTCTTTCTCCCTTTTTGAGAGTTCCGTACACGAACACTAATCTTTTTTGTTTTACCATTCTCTCCCTTCATGTTTTCGCGTAGCCATTCTTTGAGTTCAGAACGACAGAGTAATTCTGTCATAAAGTTTCCAAAGGAATTAACTACTGTCTCTTCTTCTTTATCTTTAAGTTGATACTGATAGTACGCAACGTGCATACACTCATGTATCACTACATTCACAGCATCAGCACCACCGCGTTCAATCATTTCCTTATCAAGATAGATTTTATACGGCGGTTTCTGTACGAATGTACCTTGTGCCTCACTTACTTCATACATGATATCATGGGGGGCACATATTAATTCCACCGAAAATGGTCCGATAGTTATATATTTAGGTAGCTTCTTACTCTTCGCCATAGTTTTGTATACCATGTATCATGTTCTTTGTCAAGTAAATTCTCGAATTTTCTCGAGTTTTTATGGATGTGAAACCACACCCACTTCATCTTTTCCTTCTTCATCTTCGCTCCACCTTTCCATTATCTGTTCACCTGTTGAATCATCTATGTAATAGATGTGACCATTGATAGTAATATATACGCAGTCATTTGCTCGCACATCTATCTTCATTCTTTCTCTCCGTCATTGTGTCGGGGTGTGTGATACAACCAACCCAAGTCACTGACCTCTTGCCTGTTAAATGCTTCGACAAATTGTCGGACATTAAAATATTTAGGGTTGTGTTCTGCTGTACCTACGCCACTATCAAGGAATCTTTGCAGTTCTTCATCCGTCACTTCGTCGGTTGGATTCCAATAAGCTATGTCCCATACGTTATTATCCTTCATTGTGTGTCTCCAACCAATTAAAGTATGCCTTGTGGTCATCTATTTTCTTTTTAGGAAAAGCGTCATAACATTCAGCCAGTCTCTCTATCATAAATGATTTCATTTCTTTGTCTGATATATGCTCATCCATAAATTCATATACATGTTTAGCAAACAGATAGTTGTCTCTTGGTATCTTGCTTTGTTCTTCTGTCATTGGTTCTCTCCCTTTCTTGTATAATATTTTTAATGCTAGTGACTGAACGATTGGCTAATGTCTTGTCAATCTCAGCTACCTCATCTTGCATAAGTATGATTCGCTTATCTAGTATCTCTATCTCGCGTCTCAATTCTTCTACCCTGTCTTGCAGTATACTACTACTCACCATGTAATCTCTCTTTCTCTTTGAACCACTGAGGTTTTGCACGACCCTTCTCCCACTTGGCAAAGTATTTTTTCTCATGGAAATAATAATTGCGGTATGCTTCTACGGGATTGTCTTTGTTCTTGTACTCGTCGGGCATACACTGTGGTATGGTTGTCATATCTATGTTGTTATCTTTGCAATAGGATTCATGTATGTCTTGTTTGAATCTGTTGATTACCTCAAGGATTCTTTCTGACTTATGAATCTTACCAAAGCGATAGATGTATTCAACATTGATTTGATTTGCGTGTTGATACGCCCACATAAAATTGTAGTAGCTATCGCCTACCCATCTAGTCATGGGGTGATTGGGATATGCAGTCTTATATACTGTGTCGCCCTTGACCAGCTGTGGGATCTGATTGCGGACAGCAGTAGATAACATCTGACAAGTTTCCAATAACATTTTAGGTACATGCTTGTCACATAGGTTTCGTGCTGACACTTCACTGTCTGGGTTTAGATAAAATAGATTCATTGTTTGTCTCCCTTTGCTTTATGTTTGAGTTGAAAGTATTTCAGTGCTTGTTGAATACTCATGTCTCCGTTGATTGATTTCTTTTTAAGTTGTTCGTACTCTAGTCTTTCTCGTTCTGTCATTGAGCCTCTCTTCTATAAACATGTATGCCATGTGCAGTTGGATATCTTTCTCTACAATTTCGCGTTGCATAATCTTATATGCAGACGCATATCCTACACACGCCATAGTAATCATCATCAAGAACAATAATAAATTAGTTGTCATCTCTTTTCTCCCTCGCTAATTGAGCGTTGTTCTCTCTCCACGATTGTGCTTCTGCTTCTGCAAATGCTTGCCTGTCTTCATCTAATTGCTCAAGCATTTTCATTTCATAATCTTCTAGATTATCTTCGTGTCGTCTTTCTTCTAGTTCCATTAGCCATGCTTTTACTTTACCCATTTTGTTCCTCGCTTTCTTCTTGAGTATATTGCTCAAGTATTTTATTGAAGTGTTCGGTTGCTTCGAACCACCCCTGTGCTATGAGTTCGTCATCAGTCATTTGGTCTTGCTCTTTGTATCTATCTAAACTATCTGACAATTCAGAGTTCAGTCTGATAATTTCCGTCTGTAATTTACTTATAGTCATGTCCATATTATATTCCTTTCATGATTAAAGTCAAGTTGTTATTGTGTCGCACCGAGTATACGCGACAAATATCCGAGATAAATCCGAGGGTCTATAAAATTGTAAATCTGACCCCCACATCCCTCTAATATACGATTTAAAATATATATTTATTTATTTATATAGTATATATTTGGGCGTGGCACCCTTCAGTTTTACCAACCCTCGTGTTTATGTCGGACTTATGTCGCATATCTACGTGAGGAAAATACACTATGCTACCATGCGATAGCCATGCTCACTCCAACCTCTAACTTTTGGACTGTTAAAGGTGGGTAATATAGTGCCGTAAGATAAACTCACCATAGCATATGCTAAGTTATTTGGTATAGCTTTAATGCTAGGTGGTCGTAGCTCAGGTAAAACTCTATCGGGGGATAGAGAATCACCACTCGCGTTAAAGTATGGTACTGATACCTTAGCTTTAGGATACAAGTTAGGATATGATCTCCATATAGAGGGTTGCTTCAAGATTTTACGCATAACTTTATGCCTAGGTTCTTCGGGCAAGGACTCTTGCATCCAGTGTTGGCGATTCATTCTTGTACCAATGATAGCAGTACAGTAGAAGCTATCGAAAGCATTTCTATTTTTGTTCTTAGTATCAGCCACAGATTGCATAGCTTTACGTGTACCAGATTCAGTCTCAATCAGATTGAATCTATGCAACCCTTCGTATATAGGTGGCTTGACTTTAACGACTACCCACTTAACGTCTTTGAGATACTCGTTGTTGTAGCATGAGAAGTAATTACGTATGATGTTTAAGTCATACTTATCACTGATTGGCTTAGATAAAGCGTCATAGTTGACAGTATTCTTGTTGATTAATAAAGCTGATGATCTGTTCTTGACCATGTATAGCTTTTGAATATAACCGTTAACTTCATGGAAAGCTATCAGTGATTTGTGTCCGTATGGACAAGGCGTTAGCTTTAGTTTTCTCGTCATTACAGTGCCCCCTTCTTATCTATTAAGTCATCAAACACGTCATACAAATCCAACTCAGATGCACTGACCAAATCGCTCAGCATTTGGGCGGTACCTGTTGGGTTGTGGTAGACCACCTCGGATATGTCTGCTTGGCTTAGCCCCGCAAGGTCGCCTAAGTTGTATGGCTCGTTATCATCACACAAGTCCATAGATTTTTCGGCGTTTGTTTTACTTACACTTTTGTCGTATTCAAATGTGTTTGAATCATATGAGTATGGATTCCATGCGGAATTGAATGATATGTATTTGTTCTTAGGCTTGCTAGATATGGTATCAGTTTGAACATCATAATCGCTACCCATACCACGATTGATTGAGTATGTATTGGATAGCCACATGTTATCCATAGTTTCACCATGGTCCTCGTTGGCAATAGTAAACTTACCATTGGAACCGTCAAGGAATAGCAGTTTATCAGAGCCGATTGAATCTTCAATCATCTCTAACCAATCCTTGTTGTATATAAGTTCGGGATTGTTAGATAGCATTGGACGTAGTACCCACTTGACATATTGGTGTGTATCAGATTTGTCTACATCAATCATTGGTGTGGGTAATTGTGGACCGTTATGCATTAACCATATGTCCCTGTTGTGTTGCTTCTTGTTAAGCACTTCGAATGGGTGGCAGTTAGCTTTGTTAGTACCACCGTTAGTTGTGAATCTGAAGTGTAAACCCATTGGGATTTTCATATCTTTGTATTTATCCCAGAGTTTGATAACATCATACTCATTGTTTGGCAGTTCTTTGAATGTTTGAATCTTGCCGTCTGCAAGAAACATACCACCAAATCCGTCTGAATTGTTGGAGTATGCTGACTTGAGTAAATTAGATTTTAACTCACTTGCATTGTCGCTTTTAATAATTAAACACATTAGCTTTCCTCACTTTCGTTTTGTATATTTTTAGCTTTACCCTTAGTATAGCCCTTGCGAACTAGCCATGAGAACAGGTAAGGGTATTGACCTCTGCTCTCAGATTTAGTCATGTACCGTACATAGTTGGTATATGATAAACTATTTACTGATTCTGTATCTTTGTCAATGCCTACAGTCTTAACAAAGTTGCATAAAGAATCTACAAATTCAAGGTTTCTAAATATACCTTGCTTTGCAATATTACCTCTGAATATACGGAACTCAATAGTACGTGGCTTGTGCGTTGCCAATGCTTCGTATTTATCAGAGCGTTGTAAACTATCTTTTAGGTTTTTAGATTTAAAGGCTGACCATTGGGCTGAACTACGCCCCGCAATACGCTCAATGAAGTCACGATTGTGCTTACCATTGACGAACACCAATAGCTTGCCAATATCTAGGGGTGTCACGCTTGTACGATCTACGTGTATATGCATACCACAAGTTGAGGTATTCCATGATGATAGTTGATCTGCAAAACCTTTCTCGCAGAAATCTGACCAACGTTTCTTTTGAAATGATAATGTAGCGGGTGCAGTCACGATTTCGAAACCATTATTAAGTGACCCGTCATGCTTACATATTGCGAAGCCTCGTAGTATTTGTTCCACATCTTCAGCAATTTCGTATGAGGCACTTGATCGTCTTTCTACTTCGATTTCAGCTCCCATAAGTCGCTTCTCGTTGCCATGATACAGTGGTGATAGCTCGTTAGTCACATCATAGTCGTATGAGTGAACACCATTTTCGTCATAATCTGCTTCATCATCTTCATAGGGGTAATCATCATCATGATAGTATTGCCCGTCATCATCATGGTATCTATAACTACTACTAAGACAGGATTCACAAACGTAGGTATCAGTACCCTCTATATAGGTTAGTTCTTCAGTATTCTCTACATTCTCGCAATCATCACAGGTTGAAAATTGATACTGTATATCGTTGCGTATTTGATTTGCCAATACTTGAAGTTTGTGTATTGGAAATGAATTATTACGTAGTTCGTCAACTGTAGAAGTTTGTGTTCTCCACATGTTTATCTCATTGTGAACAGAAGTATGTAAGTCTATAGCAAATTGGTATAACTCACCGTCATCAAGATTAAGGACATCTTGGAATTTCTCGACACTACGGTTGCACTCAAAGTAAAACGTTTTTAGATAGCTATACAATGATACACTTAGCAATTTAGTAGTGCGTAGTCTAGTCAATAATGTAAACATGTAAACCTCACTTTCATAACATTATTAAAGACAGTATAACACTAAGTGCGAAAATGTAAACTGTACATTGTGTCGCACTTAGTAAGAAGTTTTCAAAGTCAATTTTCCACATATCAACTGTTGTTAATAGTAGTGCTATCGACTTTGATTTCAGTTTCAATGCTTAAAGAATTGTTAGCATATAGCGACACAAATCCCTGTTTTTTAAGCAGTGTATTAAACCTAGAATACGTAGCTGGATAAGGCACTCCAGCACGTTCTAGGAATGGTGTTTCGGTATTTAGTGAACTAAATGCGTAGTTATATAGTGCAGTCACATTACCAAACACTTTGATATCGTCAAGGAAATTAGCCCTTGTTGTGTATACAGTTTTAGCCATTATTTACCCCCCATTTATTGCGTAAGTTATTGATTGTTAGGCTATTGTTAGTAAACTCTGATTTTGCTTCGATATAATCCATAAATCTCAGCTTATCAAATCGGTTGTTTGATCTCGCTAATATGTGCGTTATATCCTCAACCATAGCTTTGGTTGGATTATGCTTTGCAATTAGTTCAGCGAATTCAATAAAATCTTTTCTTGTTAATGCCATTTTATGCCCCCATTAATTAAATCTAGTATGCCATAACCATTTTCAGAGTCAATGGCACATTCTGTCGCACCTAGCAATTATCTGCTAGATGCTAATTTCATATATTTTGCATAGTCTGGGTGTTGTTGAGCCTTACGAAGTAAAGCCACGCGACCACCATCTGAAAGCCTTTGATTTTCAGATTTAAACACATAACCCGTAAAAACGGATTTTGCAGGATTTTCATAGCGGTCTTTTTGACCGTTAAATATAGGTGATTTTCCTAAAGGTAGGAAACCACGCCCAATGATGCCCATGTTTGATTTCATAATTTATTGCCTCTCAATCAATTTCTAAATTCAGTATGACAGATTGAATTTTAAAGTCAATGTCAAAACTGTCGCACCCCCAACAACCGTTTAATAGTATGATAAATAACTAATGAGATCGACCTACATTTGAAATAGTTATTTAAAAAGTCTATTAAATCAGTTGTTAAAAGTAGGTTAGAGTATGACACCATGATTTAAAATAGCAAGGTTATTTTGGTCACATGGGGCGGGTTGTCGCAGTGCGACAATTAGCCGAGTATATGCGACACTATATCCTGCGACAAAATGCCTGATGCGACATATAGTCGCACTTTATTTTGGTCATGGGGTACCCTACGATTTTCACGCATCAGTACTTCATGCCTACAAGTGTAGGTGAAAGCCCCCGAAGGGGCTATCATCTAGACTTATCTGTTAGCTGTGGCAACTTGTCTCGCAAACCAGAGTGAGTCGATTTGCCACACTTTGTACACAGGTGCGACTTTTTGTCCCATGTAAATTTTGTTAGTTCTGTTTTTCACCTTACGCTTGAGCCAACCGTAAGATTTAGATTTTAATAATGTATTTTCCATATATCAAGTAGAACATATCCCGAAAGAAAAGTATATGCGCAATATGTCGCAGGGGTTTGGGGCTTGTGTTCGTGGTTTGTTCAGTATATACGACTCATATACTGGAGTAATAAATTATTACTATAGAAGAATAGTAGAGATGATTAGAGGGGGGAGGGGTCTAAAATCCAAACCCCACCCCAAAAAACTACGTGTGCACATACATACATAATGCATCAAAAAAAATTTTAGCAAAATTTCAGGACCTTCCTACCTTCCCACCTTTTCAGGGAGCGGGCGGGCGTTTGTGCTTGTCGATATATTCCTTGAGGCTGAGGTCGACCCTGTCTGATTTTCGCGTGCCCCCTTGACTGAGGAAGTCCGCCAGCAGGTCGGCAAATTGGTTGGGGCTTAAGCCATGTGACAACACACGCAATAAGCGCGAAATTCTTTTTTTGATTTTGTCGTTTGATAATATGCGATGATGACCCATAGGCTTTTTGTTCGAGGGGGCACGCCGAGTGAGGTCAGCGTTTTAAAGCCCCCTCTCTTACAGGAGACACCCGCGAAGCGGGATACTAGAATAGTACCACAACAGCCCTTGTTTATACAAGAGGGGTATGTTATAATTTTTTAACATGGATAAAAATAAACCCTTGACAGGTCGGCAAGAATTATTCTGCCAGGAATACATTAAAGACCTAAATTCAAAAGCAGCGGCAAAGCGCGCAGGTTACTCAGACAAAGTGGCTGACGCGAAGTCGTATCAGTTTTTGAAAATGGATCGTATTCGAGATCGTGTAGCGGAGCTCAAGCAAGATTCTATGCGCAGGCTACAACTTGACGCGGATGACATTTTGCGCCGATTAGTTCGTATTGCAGATGCAACTGAACAAGAAGGGGATTATAGTGCGGCTATTCGAAGCCTGGAGTTGTTAGGTAAACACAAAGCGTTGTGGACTGACAAGACAGTTAATGAAACAACTATTATGAATGCATTTGCATCAGGTAATTCAGAAGAAGATATCCAGCGTGACGTGGAGCGATTGAAAAGAATCGCAACACCTAAACTTAAAGTAGTATCAGGAGACAAAAAGAAATGATTTTAACACCAAGGCTAGAGCTGTACACAGGACAAAAAGATGTGGATACTTATTCTCAAATAGTTTTGTGGGGCGGCGTTGCTTACATCACAGAATAATTCTCAAGCCACAGTAGAAGATAGAGACGCAGCAACTAGGCTAGCAGTCAAACAAGCGCGTGATGACTTACTAGCATTTGTAATGCTGATGAACCCTAGCTTCAATGTGGGACCTCACCATAGACTGTTATGCGATGAGTTAATGAAATTAGAACAAGGCGATACTGACCGTCTAATGGTATTTGTATCTCCGCGTTCATCTAAGTCGCTTATTACTTCAACATACTTTCCAGCTTGGGCGCTGGGTCGTAATCCTTATTGGCAGGAAATTGCAGTATCTCACTCAGATGACTTAGCTACTAAGTTTGGTAGAGCTATTCGTGATATTATTAATACCACAGCCTACAACACTATATTCCCTAAAGTAAAAATTAAAAAAGATAATCGCGCAGCAAACTCTTGGGCACTAGAAGAAGGCGGCAAAGTAGCAGGAAGTTTCTTAGCTGCAGGTTCTGGCTCAGGTATCGCTGGTTTTGGTGCGCACTTAGCAGTTATTGATGACCCAATCTCTGAGCAAGATGCGTATTCTAAGACAAGGCGTGAACAATTAAACGAATGGTATGCTTCTGGTTTACGAACACGACTAATGCCAGGTGGAAAAGTTGTGCTGGTGATGACAAGGTGGCACGAAAATGACTTAGCAGGTCACTTGTTAAAGCAGCAAGAGGCTTCACCCCTAGCAGATAAGTGGAATGTTGTACGAATACCTGCGCTAAATACTGCAGAATCTTCAGAACAACTAACAAAAGCTAGAAACTCTCTAATTGAACAGGGGTATTTATCAGAAACGTACCCTGAACCTAAGCTTGGTGAGTCTTTCTGGGGGGCACCTGATCGCGAAAATGGATTTTGCTGGTCAACGGAGGACATTATTCGTACAAAGAACAACACACCCCCGTTTAAATTTGACGCATTGTACCTACAAAGCCCATCATCTGAGACAGGGGGCATCATTCAAGTAGATTATTGGCAAGATTGGAGCAGTGAAGACCCTCCTGAATGTGATTTTATCATACAATCCTGGGATACAGCGTTCTCTACCCGCACAACTGCAGACTATTCTGTAATTACTACGTGGGGTGTCTTTAAAAAGGACGAACTTAGCATGGCAAACATGGTATTGCTAGGAATGGAGAAGGGTCGCTGGGATTTTCCTACACTAAGACAGAAAGCTGTGGACAAATTTATGAAACATAAGCCAGATTCCATAGTGATTGAGAAAAAAGCTTCGGGTCAATCGTTAATTCAAGACCTAAGACTAGCAGGTTTACCTATACAAGAGTATCAACCTGATCGAGACAAAGTATCACGCGCATATGCTATCAGTTCTTTGTTTCATAACGCAAGAATCTACGCACCACTAGATAAAGTGTGGGCAAAAGAAACTATTGAAGAGTGTCGCCAGTTCCCATCGGGACCTCATGACGATATTGTAGACTCTGTTACACAAGCAGTGCTATATGTACGTAATGGCGGGTACTTAGAACATAGTGATAATTCATGGCTTGACTTAGACGAGTCATCAGTGTATAATAGAAAACGCAGACGTTATTATTAAGGATTGATTTATGGCAGTAGAAAAACAATTTGACATTCCAGAGGGAGAAGAACTATCTCTCTTTGAAGACTTACCAGAAACACCAGAGCAAGACACTAATGTAATGGCAACACCTGATGGTGGTGCAGAGATTACACTAGAAAATAAAGCAATGGCAGAAGAAGCTGAGGCAATGGGTCTCTTTGACGATATGGAGATGAGCCCTGATGCAATGCAGCATGATGCGAACCTCGTAGATTTTATAGATGACAAAGAGCTAGGCGCTATTGGCAATGAGCTACAAGATTCATTTGAACGTGACAAACAATCAAGAGATGAATACGATTCTATTGCCGAAGATGGTGTAGACCTTTTAGGTTTTAAAGCAGAAGAAAGCGATGAGCCATTTCCTGGAGCATGTGCTTCTTCACATCCTGTACTATCACAGGCGGTTGTAAAGTTTCAAGCAAAAGCATATAAAGAATTATTTCCCACTGAAGGTCCAGTGCGTACACGAATTGTTGGTTTACAAACTCAACAGAAAATGGAGCAAGCAAATCGTGTGCGTCACTTTATGAATTATCAAACACAAGTTCAAATGCCTGAGTATGGTCCTGAGCTCGATCGTTTGCTATTTTATGTAGCGCTTTATGGTTCTGCATTTAAGAAAACATATTGGGATGTTAGTTTACAAAGACCAAGAACTGAATATGTTAAAGCACAAGATTTTTACATTGACTACTACGCGTCGGATTTAGAAACTGCTGAGAGATTTACTCACAAGTATTCTATGTCTATGAATCAAATCAAAAAGTTTCAGATGGCTGGAACATTTGCTGATGTAGAAGTTAATGATAGTTACTTAGATGAGTCAGCTGCTCAAGAAGCTTCTGATGAAATCTTAGGTGTGACTAAACCATATGGTGATACTGACCGTGTAGAAATTTTAGAGATGCACGTTAACTTAGATTTACCAGGCTTCGAAGATCCAGATGGATTAAAACTTCCTTACATTGTTCACATGACAGATGAAGGAAAGATTCTGGCAATTCGCAGAAACTGGAATGCAGAAGATTTTAAAAAAGAAAAAAAATTATACTTCACCCATTACTACATGATTCCTGGTTTAGGTTTCTATGGTTATGGATACTTACACTTGATTGGAGGCTTAACCAAAACCGCAACATCATCTATGAGACAATTAGTAGATGCAGGTACGTTCGCAAATTTACCTGGCGGATTCAAAGCACACGGACTACGAGTGTTAGCACCAGACGAGCCTATAGCTCCTGGTGAGTGGAGAGAAGTTAATAGTCCTGCGGGTGACTTAGGTAAATCATTACAACCTTTACCATTCAAAGAACCTTCAGGAACTTTATTTAATTTAATGCAGTATGTTGTTAATGCTGCAAAAGAGTTTGCTGACTCGACCGACAACATAGTAGACCAAGCGTCAAACTATGGTCCAGTCGGTACAACAATGGCTTTGCTTGAGCAAAGTTCAAAGTTGTTCAGCGCTGTGCACAAGCGTCTGCATAACGCCCAATCCAAAGACCTGCGAATCTTAGCGAGATTAGATTTTGAGTATCTTCCTGATCTGTACCCGTATGAGGTCGCAGGTGGTGCACAGCAAGTTTTCAAAAATGATTTTAATTTAAAGTCAATTGATGTTCTTCCTGTCTCTGATCCAAACATGCCAACTGAAGCGCATCGCATAGCAAAAATTAATGCCATCATGCAGATAGCACAACAGAATCCAAATGCATATAACATGGAACAAATAGGCATGGAATTATTTTCTGCAATGGGTATTGAAGAGCCTCAAAGATATTTGAAGCAACAGCAACAACCTATCTCTGCAGACCCTGTAACGGAAAACATGGCATCTATGAAAGGTGCCCCTCTCACCCCGAGACCAGATCAAAACCATGATGCTCACATTGTATCTCATGCCTCGATGCTGCAGAATCCTGCATACAAAGGAAACCCTGTAATGATACAAACTTTATCATCTCACATTCAAGATCACTTGGCTATGAAATACCGAAATGAAGTAGCGCAAATGATTGGCGATCCTCAGATTGTACAAGCCATGATGTCAGGTCAACCACTTCCACCAGAAGTAGAAAATCAAATTGCCTTGCTTACAGCAAATGCATCAGATTCTATTATGAAGTTAGATGAAGAAAAACAAAAGATTATGTCTGGCGAAAAGAAAGATACGCAAGAACAACAGATTGAATTGCAACAACAAGATTTAGAACTACGCAAAGCAAGACTAGCCTTAGACGCAAAGAAGCATCAAGACGAAATGACATTAGAAGAATCAAAAGTAATTATCAATGATGAAAATACTGATCTCGAACGCGAGCGTAAGATGGCAAAAGATGCTATGGACATGGCAAAGCAAGGAATACAAAACGCAAAGATAATGATTAAACGAGAGGAGCTGTAATGACATTTCCTATTGTCGGATCAAATATACCAGGAGGTGCTTTTAGCATTGATAATTCCCTAAGATTTAATGATGATGATGGACCATCTTTACAAAGAACTCCATCAAGTGCAGGGAATAGAGCAGTTTGGACTTGGAGTGCTTGGTTAAAAATAAATCCTTTAGGGACTCTTAATATTTTCACTGCAGGTGGTTGGAGTGCAGGACAAGACGGAACAGGACTTGCCTTAATTAATGGTCAATTTTATTCTTATTGGAACACTCCCTCATCACCTACCATTTCATCTGCACTTTTTAGAGACCCATCAGCTTGGTATCATGTGGTTTTACAAGCGAATACATCAACTTTAAAATTATATGTAAATAGTGTTGAACGCAGTTCCAAGTCAATTAGTGGTAATGGTGCTATTAACAACACAAATGAAATGGTAATGGGTAGATACTCCAATACAACTGGTGGGTATTTTGATGGCTACATGGCAGAGGTACACTTTATAGACGGAACTGCAAAAGCACCTACAGACTTTGGTGAATTTGATGAAGATAGTGGTATATGGAAACCAATCGAATACACAGGAACGTATGGCACGAATGGTTTTTATTTAAAGTTTAACAACACAGGTAATATAGGTGAAGATAGTTCAGGTAATGATAATACATTTTCTCCAACGAATTTATCTGGACCAACAGATATTACAACAGATACACCGACTAATAACTTTGCTACTTTTAATTCATTATTTAAAAGAACATCAGTCAATCCTACTTTTTCAGAAGGAAATTGCAAAGTAGTACAAGGTGCTTCTAATGGAATAGCTTATTCAACACAAGGTGTATTTAGTGGTAAATGGTACGCAGAAATAAAAGTAGATAATGTAGGCACTGCTACTTCTTGTGGAATTTTAGAGCCATTAGCATATGACAATGGCAACCCAGACACCCAAGCAATTTATTATCAGAGTAATGGTAATAAAAATAACAAAGGCTCAGCTAGTTCTTATGGTGCGAGTTATACAACAGGTGATATTATTGGTATTGCTCTTGACGCAGATAATGGAACATTAGCATTTTATAAAAATGGTGCTTCTCAAGGAACTGCTTTTACAGGATTAGATACAAACACTACATGGCTTATTGGTTGTCATGGATATATAAATAGTGGTAGTAGTGGTCAATCTGGTAATTATGGCAACCCACCATTCTCAATCTCATCTGGCAACAGTGACGATAACGGATATGGAAACTTTGAATACGCACCACCCTCTGGCTATCTAGCACTATGTACTCAAAACCTAGCAACTGAATCACCCCCTACGATTGATGATGCAAGTCAATATTTTAATACCTTAACTTGGAGTGGAGATAATACGACAAGAAGTTTTACAGGTGTCGGATTTTCACCTGATTGGGTTTGGATTAAAAATCGTAATTCATCTGGCGGTCAAGTTGTTTATGACAGTGTTAGAGGAAATGGTAAACAACTTCAAACTCATGAAAGTGGTGCTGAACAAACAAATCCCCAATTTGGCTATGTATCATCTTTTAATTCAGATGGATTTACTTTAACGCCTGGTACTTATAGTGGCTATGAAAGTGGTAATGTTAATATGTCTGGTCGTACTTATGTTGGTTGGAATTGGAGAGGCTCAGATTCTAATGCAGTTTCTAACACTGATGGCTCAATCACATCTACAGTATCAGCTAATCAAACTGCAGGATTTAGTATTGTTACTTATACAGGAAATGGCTCTGATAATTCCACTATAGGTCATGGACTAGGCAAAGCACCTGCTATGATAATTTTAAAAGGTCGTAGTAGTGTAGAGGATTGGATGGTTTATCACAAAGATTTAACCGCAGGAAGTGAAATAAAATTAAACAGTACCTCTGCTCAAGCTGATGATGTGAACAATGCAACTTGGGGAGATAATCACCCTAGTTCAGTTGGCTCAAGTACCTTTGCGGTTGGGTATGCAGGAGATAGTAATTCAAATGGAACTACCTATGTTGCCTACTGTTTCGCAGAAATAGAAGGCTACTCTAAATTTGGCAAGTTTTCAGGCAATTCAAGTTTGGATGGTCCATTTATTCACACAGGCTTTTCTACTAAATGGGTAATGTATAAAAATATTACTAGTGCAACCGATTGGATGATACTTGATGACAAAAGAATTCACAATGCAAGTAATTCACAACTTGATTATTTAGAGCCTAATACTTATGACCCAGAGGGTGATATGAGATTAGAATTTTTAAGTAATGGATTTAAGCTTAGAGAAGACTCTGAAAGTGGTGCTAAATTTAATGTAACTGGAGAAACATATATCTACATGGCATTTGCAGAAAACCCATTTGTAACATCAGGCGGAGTACCTGTAACAGCCCGATAGGAGGGGGCACGGTATGGCTAAAGACCCAAGACTAAAGAGAGCGGGAGTAAGCGGATTTAATAAACCGAAGCGTACTCCTAATCACCCGAAGAAGTCACACGTTGTGGTGGCAAAAGAAGGCGACAAAGTTAAAACAATTAGATACGGTCAACAAGGCGTATCAGGCGCTGGTAAAAATCCAACAACTGCAAAACAAAAAGCTAGAAGAAAATCATTCAAAGCAAGGCACGCGAAAAATATATCTAAGGGTAAAATGTCTGCAGCTTACTGGGCTGATAAAAGCAAGTGGTAATGAAAGAACTTAGACTATTATTTTTTATATTGTTTGCGTTCACATTTGTAGCTGTTGCTACAGATTTAAAAGCTGAAACCAACACGGTGTCTTCAACCGTAGTTACAAACTCCACACCACCTACAGCTAATGCCCCATCCGTAATTAATTCTAACAGTGATATTTGTAAAGTTGGAGTTGGCTCTAGTGTGCAAAATAATGTTTTAGGTTTTGCTACAGGTTATGTAATAGATGATGCGCTATGTCAAAATTTAAAATTGTCTAGGTCATTGTACTCAATGGGAATGAAAGTTGCTGCAGTATCTGTACTATGCCAAGACCCTCGTGTCTTTGACGCGATGACAGATGCAGGGACTCCGTGCCCATATAATGGTGCCATAGGAACAGAAGCTCAAGATGGTTGGAAGAATAATCCAGAGAGTATTCCTGATGGAAGTAAATATAAAATAGATTACGTTGAAGCCAACAAACCAGAAACACAGGAGCTTAGTGATGCGGACAATGCTTTATTATTTAAAACTTTGTTTATTCTTACTACTGGTATCCTTATCTTCTAAAGCAGACTGCCTTCCTGACATAGAAGGACTTTGTATTCCTGGCGTTACAATCACAGAAGATACACAAGTTGACATTGTTGAAGAAGACAAAGGTACAGAAATTGTTACTACAACCACAACTACTGTAACTACCACTACTACCGCAATCACTAACGAAGATTCAGGAGACATTCTTGATGGTAATAATAGCTATGTCACTACAACTAAACAAGGCGATATGGATTACGATTGGGGTGGTGAAGGACCTGCAAATATTACTAGTGGTAACTCTTGCTATGGTCTTGGTTCCGATAAATGTGCACAGATAACAGGTGGTGGTAATTCAACATCTACTATGGGTGTGCCAGGTATGGGCACAACATTTATAAATACAATTGACATATCTGATTTAGAAATAGATAATGGTGGAAAAGTTAAATATACAATAGAGGTAGACAAACAAGATGCTCAAGATAGAATATACATGCACATTACAGGACTTAACGGAACTAGTCAAGTCTTTTCAGGTACTGACATCTTGTCTGAATCTGGAGTATCAACAGGCTACCAATCTTATAAAGGTTCTTTCGATTTCGGTGGCGTTCTAAAAACATTAAAGATTGAAATAGGCGGTAGAGATATTAATCTTGCTGTAGGTCCTGTGTTTGACGATGTGTCTGTTAATGTATTTTACAATGTTATCAATACAATTGTTGAACAACAAATTACCTCAGTGGAAGAAATAGTTTACCTTAATATTTTTGATCCTGTAGAAATAGAGTTCGCAACAGAAGTTATTGAGTTTAATGATATTACTGTAGATGAGGCAGGAGATATAGAGTTTGCTCCTATAGAATCACAGCCAGAAGAAGTATCATATGAAACTGTAGAACTAGAGATACAGGAGTTTGAATTGAATATTCCAGAACCTGAAGTTGCTAGTGTAGAAATAGAAGCTGAGATGGAATTAGAAATAGAAATGGAAGTAGCCCAGATAGAGGAAGTAGTAGATGAGCAACCAACAGAAGAAGAAGCAACAGAACCCGATAGCGAAACTACTGAGGAGCCCGTTGTGGAAGTTAAAGATAGTACCGAACAAGAAGACGTACAACAGGAAGAAGCTGAAGAGCCTAAAGAACCTGTAAAAGAACCTAGCGCCAAAGAGAAAGCGGCAACTAAAGTAGTAAAAAAGATTGATGACAAAGCTAGATACGATGAATCAAATCAAATAAAAACATTAATAGTAATGCAAATCTTAGGCAATACTAAAACATTTTTCGATACTCAATCAACAATACAAGATGCAAATGTTAATGAGTATTTGAATAAAGTAATAGATGACCCATACGGTGATTTATTTATAGCAGAGCAGGGACAAATAATGGAGGAAATAATAAATGCCCAGTATTGAGTATCAAGGAATGAAGTTTTCTGGAGGGAAATTCTTCATTATACTTTCACTGATCGGTGCCATTGTAGGTGGTGGCTGGTCTGGATATAAATTTTATGATGACTATCTTACAATGAAAGCACAAGTGCAAGAATATACAGCACCTGACTTATCAAAGTATGATGAACAACTTGCTGTTTTAAAATCAGAGCTAGACATGATCTTAGATGAGATTAACCTAGTGGCTTCAGTAGCCAGGGATTTGAAGACAGACATGAAAATGGATTTACGTCAGATGAACGGGGACATTCGGCATATTACTGAGATCGTAAATGATGTTGAAGACAGGCAGAAAGCTGACACAAGAGAGATATTTGATGAGCTTAAGATTATTGAAGATGAATTAAAACTGGAGTTAGATAAGTCTTTAAATAATCCACTGTCAGGCTTGACATCTAAAAAGTAATTACTATATAATATACATAGCTGCCGTAAGGGGCTAATTAACTTCGCTTGCAAAGGAGGTATATTATGACAAGCCTAGAACAATACAATCCATTTTGGATAGGATTTGATGACCTGTTCAGTAGAATGGACTCATTCAAGTATACATCATTCCCACCATATAACATTAAGAAAGTAGACTCTGAAAACTATGAGATCGAAATGGCTGTGGCTGGTTTTACCAAAGATGATGTGACAGTAAAGTATGCAGAAAATACTTTAACCATCACGGGTAAAAAGAAAGACAATCAAGAACCCAATCAAATAATACACAAGGGTATATCTGAAAAGAACTTTACTAAGAAGTTCCAATTGGCAGATGACTTTGTAGTTGAAGATGCAGGGTTGCAAGATGGGCTGCTTTGTGTTAAACTTAAAAAAATAATTCCTGAAGAAAAGAAGGAAAAGATTATTAACATTAAGTAATCAAACTTTCGGGGGTATCTTTCCAGGTGCCCCCTCTTTAGGTCACAGGAGAACCAATGTTAGATCAAGTTAAGAATTATAAAGAACGTATGCAAAAAGTTTTGGCAGAAGCAATTGCTGCCAATAATCAGCAACTCCTTAGTGGATCAGCTGATGACTACGCAGCCTACAGATTTCTTGTAGGTATAGGTCAGACACTAAACGATATGTCTGATAGACTAGAAACGGAGTACAAGAAATTGTACAAAGACATTGCAGGAGGTAATGATGAATAAACTACCAAAGCCGCAAGGCTACCGTATGTTACTGAAACCATGGGAACCACCAATATCAACATCAGGTGGAATCTTATTATCTGACCAAACCAGAGAGCTAGCAAAGTTTGCTTGCGTGGTATCTCAAGTAATTGAGATGGGTCCAGAGTGTTATAAGAATATGGACAAATCAGAAACAACATGGTGTAAAGTAGGAGACTATGTGCTTACAGGAAAGTACGTTGGACTAAAGTTCAAGTATGAAAACGAAGACTATTCTATCATCAATGATGATGAAGTAGTGGCAATCGTACCAGAGCCAGATAAAATAAAACACAGATAAGCACTTGCAATATACCCACAAAATGTGGTATTATATTGTTCACAGCGTGAAACGCAGTTCGCAACTGACGGAGGTATAAATGATAGAAGACCCAAAACAAGAAGAACTTAATCAAGAGGATGAACTCGAGATTGAGATTGATGAAGGGGGGCACGAAGAGAGCCAACCTGAAGAGCAGCCAGCTCCAGAACCAGAAACTCCCGAAACTGATGAAGTTGAAGATGAAGATCCTGTAGAGGAAGAAACATCTGAATTAATTCCAGAAGAAGAGGAAGAGTCTGATGACAAAACCAAATATGGCAAACGAGCTGAGAAGCGAATCAAACGCCTAGTCAAGCAACGTAAGGAGCTTGAGGAAAAATTAAAATCACTAGAAGATGAGAAACAAAAGTTTCAGTCTGAACGTGAAGAACTTCTAGGTAGATCCGCAGAGTCAGAACTAGCTGCAGTTACGCAGTACGGTGACAGACTTAAGGCTCAAGAGAGAGAAGTACTAGCTACTCTTAAAGATGCTAAATCAAATGGTGATGTAGATAAAGAAATAGAAGCTACCGATAAGTTAGCTTCGATTAAAGCTGAGTCTCTCATTGTTAAACAGTACGAAGAGAAAGCTAAGTCAGCTTCTACTAAAAAAGTTTCTGCTGAAGAAACTGTTGAGAAGCCGCAAAATAACACTCCTGTCCCAGACAGAAGAGCTATTCAGTGGCAGAAAAGAAACTCATGGTTTGGTGGGCAAAACCAATCTGAAAAGATTATGACCCAAGCAGCCATGGTAGTACACAAGGAGTTAATAGATGAAGGTATATATCCTGACGCTGATCCTGGTGAGTACTATAGTGAACTTGATGCTCGCATCCGTTCTGAGTTTCCTGAAAAATTCAAGACAGCGAGTACAGCGAAAAAAGTACAAGTAGTAGCGGGTGGAACGCGCACTTCCCCCAGTGGCAAACAGAAAGTCACATTGACTAAATCAGAGGTAGACACTGCTAATAAGTTAGGAGTATCTTTACAAGAATATGCGCGACAAAAAATGCGCCGAGATGGAACGGCGGGATAAGGAGTAGATGAATGACACAGGCTACTAAGACAACTCGAATAACGCGAGCTTCGGGTACTCGCAAAAAGACGTGGACTCCACCGAGCAAATTGGAAACTCCAAAAGCTCCAGAGGGTGTTCACTATAGATGGGTTCGACATGAACTCTTGGGTGATGATCACGCAGGAAATGTTCATGAAAGAACACGTCAAGGATACGAGCCAGTTAGACCAGAAGAACTTGGCGGCGACTGGCAAGCGGATGTTTTAGACACAGGTAAACATGCGGGTATAGTTAGAACAGGTGATTTGATTTTGATGAAGGTTGATCAAGAAATTGCTGACCAAAGAAACGAATACTTTTCTGACAAAACCAAAGCTGCAGAGGGAGCAGTCAACTCTGAGTTGCAGAAAAACAATAGCGCAGTTGCACCTATAAGCCAAGACGAACAATCTTCCGTCTCAGTAGGCGGGGGAAGGAACGCAAAGTTTGAGGACTAATCGTTTGATTACCTCTGCTTTGCAACATAATAACAACGGAGGTAAAACATGGCATATGGTTTAAAACCAGTCAAGCACGCTAAAGGTGGTCTCGTAAGAACCAATAACTTTAGTGGTGTTAATGGTTACAGAGTTGCTGCCACTGCTCCTAGTGCATTCTTCGAAGGCGATCTCGTGACTTTCTCAGGAGGTAACATTGTTACCGATATGGGAGCAGCATCACCAGGCGCAGTCGTAGGTGTTTTCTGGGGCGCAGAATATGTAGACAATGCATCAGGCGAAGTAAAATTTGTCAGAAGCATTCCAGCATCAACTGTAGCTAAAGATAAGTACAAAGTGTACGTATATGATGATCCAGATATCATCTTTCAAATCGAAGCAGATCAAGATACAACAGCTATCGCAGCTGCTGACGTAGGTAAGAACGTACAAATCGTAGCATCACCAACAGGTAGTGCTATCACACACAAATCAGGTCTTGTAGCAGATTCTAGCACAAAGAACACAACTAACACATTCCCACTAACTGTACTAGCTAGTGCGGAGTTAGATGATTCTTTCACATCAGCTGGAACATCTATGGATATTTTGGTGAAAATAAATACTCATCAATTTGGACTAGGCGCTACTGGCGTAACAGGTATATAGGAGGATAAATTATGGCTATATCAAGAGCACAAATCCTTAAAGAACTTGAGCCAGGTCTTAATGCGATTTTTGGTACTGAATACAATAGGTACGAAAATGAGCACGCCGTCTTGTTCGATGAGGAAACATCAAACAGAGCTTTCGAAGAAGAAGTACTCTTCCCAGGCTTTGGTAATGCAGGTGAGAAGTTCGAAGGTGCACCAGTATCTTACGCCGATTCAGGTGAAGGATATGTATCACGATACACTCACAAAACTGTAGCATTAGCATTCTCATTAACTGAGGAAGCTATGGAAGATAACTTATATGATAAGTTGTCAACCAGACTAACTAAAGCTTTAGCAAGAGCGATGGCTTCTGCTAAGCAACTTACTGCAGCTAACGTGTATAACAACGCATTCAGCGGTTCATACACAGGCGGTGATGGGCAACCATTAATTTCTAATGCACACCCATTACAAAACGGCGGTTCAGGTTCTAACAGACCTGCTACTTACGCTGACTTATCTGAGACATCATTAGAAACAGCATTAATTGATATTGCTGGTCTAACAGATGACAAAGGTGTGCCAGCTGCAATTCAAGGTAGAACCTTACACATCCCAAGACAATTAGTATTTGTTGCCGAGAGATTAATGAAATCTCCAAACAGAGTAGCAACTGCTGACAATGATATCAATGCTATCAACTCTATGGGTATGCTTCCTGGTGGATACTATGTGAACCACAGATTCACAGACACTGATGCATTCTTCATTAGAACTGATGCTCCTAACGGTATCAAAATGTTCAACAGAGCAGCTATGAATACTAAGATGGAAGGTGACTTTGAAACAGGTAATGTACGATACAAAGCCAGAGAAAGATACAGCTTCGGTTGGTCTGACTGGAGAAGTGTCTACGGAAACCAAGGTGCTTAATCACTAATTCGGATAGGGGGTTTACCATAAAGGTGCCCCCTTCCTTTAACTATTAACACCATAGACTGCAAAAGCAGACTATATAACAAAGGAGTATAGACTATGGGAACAACAACTTTTTCAGGACCAGTAAACACACAATCTGTTATTGGTCTTAACGTATACACAGTGGCTACTGCACCAGATGGTGTAGAAGGTCAAATTGCATATTTCTCAGATGGAGCTGCAGGGTCTGCAATCTTAGCTTTCTATGATGGAAGCAACTGGAAAAGATGCGACACTGGTGCTACAATAGCATCGTCTTAATTTTAACGGGGGAGGCAACTCCCCCACAACAAGGAGTTTATAAATGGTAAGATCAGATTTAAGACCCGTAACCAGAACAACAGACGGTCGTGTGACTTACACTGATGGTGGTTCAGACTACGTAGGAAGAACAAGACTACAAGGTATGATTATTGCTAATGATGGTGTGGGTGCAGGTAGCGTGGTTTTCTATGACAATACATCTGCAACAGGTACAGCTTTATTAACTATTGACGTACCTCAAGGTGATGTAATGAACATTGGATTACCAGATGCAGGTGTTCTTTTTAAAACAGGCATTTACGTAGATTTAACAAACATTTCACGAGTAACTTTATTCGTTCAGTAAGGGGGGCACGTGGCAACTTCTGGCACATACACGTTCAG